GGACCCGTTTTGGGATGGCGACTCGTGGGATGCCGTGAATATCGAGCACGGGCTGGCAACCATCATTCTCGCGCTCCGCTCCCTCCCGTATCCCGAATATCTACGCACGAATCATTGGGCCGCTGTCCGCTACCGAGCCATGAAGCGCGCGCGTTGGATATGCCAAGTATGCTCGCGAAACGCTGTGGATGTTGACCACCTCACGTACGAGCGGCGCGGCTTTGAGCGGCCCGAGGATGTCATGGCTTTGTGCCGTGAATGCCACGAAACCAAACACCGAAATTTCACCGCGAAGTGCCGCGCGGCCTTCCAAAATCTGCAATGAACTGGCTCAATCTCGAAACAAAAATCCTACATTCTCCCGAGTTTATCGGCTGCAAGCCCGTTTCGCGTGCGACGTGGCTCAGCGTTTCCATGTGGTGCGCTACGCAGGAAAACGGGGGTCGCGTGGCTGGCGGGAAGCTCTGGGGATCGCGGCAATGGCAGCAAATGTGCGGCGTCACACGGGCGGAAATCGACGCCGCTATGCCGTTGCTGATGTGGGATGGCGACGATTTGATCGTGTGGAACTACCCAGCAGAGAAGGAGATGGAGGTACAGTCGGAGCGAGAGGGAGGCAGACGCGGCGGATCTTCCAAAACCCAAGCCAAAACCGAAGCCTCCCGACAAAACGGATCAAAAGGAGGAAGACCGAAAACCCAAGCCATAACCCAAGCCATGAGCGAAGAAAACCCAAGCCATAACCCAACGGAAGGGAATGGAAAGGAAGAGGAAGGGAATGGAAAGGAAAGGAATAGGGCAGCTTCGCCGCCAATTTCTTTTTCCAATACCGTTATGCCCAATCTCGAAACTTGGCTGGCGAGGGCAACTCCAGCCGACGATTGGGAATCCGATTGGTGGACTAAGGTCTGGCAGCGGGAGGCGAAGGCACAATGGCGGATGCGTGGTGGCCGCGAAATCAAGGACTGGTGCATCCACCAGGATTCCTTTCTCGGCTACTTCCGCAGCGCCAAGGCCGAGCACGAGGCCAAGAATGCGCCCCCAGATGTTGCGGCATTCGAAGCCGAGCGGGCGGCAGAGATCGCCCGCCGCAGCGAAGTTGAGGCCGCGGAGATCGCCGAGCTGCAAGCGGGCCTGAAAAGGGGGCGGCAATGAGAGGGCGCATCGGCATTCAGGAGGTGGCTACCCGCCTCGCGGACAACATCGAAAACCTGTGCATGCACCTGCTGCCGGCGGGCAAGCGGCACGGCGCCACCTACGAAGTCGGCAGCATCTTCGGTGAGCCCGGGAAAACGCTGAAGGTGAATCTTGGAGGCCAGCACCGCGGGCATTGGGTGGACTGGAACGGGCAGGAGCACAAAGGCGACGCCCTGGACCTGTGGTCGCAATCCAAGGGCATTCCGCTGCCCGACGCGCTCCGTGAGGCCAAGCAATGGCTCGGCATCCACGAGCCCGCGCTACCCGATCGCTCGTGGAAGAAACCCGCCGACGACCGGCCGGTTCTCGACATCAACGGCACGGCCATGAATTGGCTCGTGTCCAAACGTTGCCTCACCCCGGCCATCGTGAACCGCTACCGGGTGCAGGGAGATAAGGCCGCGCGCGCCATCGTGTTCCCCTGCTACTCGCCGTCGGGAGCGCTCGTGAACCGGTCCTGGCGCACCTTGGATGCCGAGAAGAAGGTCTGGCAGGACAAGGAAGCGGCGCCCTGCCTCTTCGGCTGGCACGCGCTCAGCAAGGAGGATTACGCCACCCGCGAGATCCTCATTTGCGAAGGCCAGATCGACGCCATGACTTGGGCGCTGTGGGGTGTGCCGGCCATCTCCATCCCCAACGGCAGCGGAAAGACGTGGCTGGAGTACGAGTGGCAGAATCTGGAGAGTTTCAAAACCATCTACCTGTCGTTCGACGAGGACGGCGCCGGGCGGAAGAATTTGGAGGAGGTTTGCGGCCGTCTCGGCAAACACCGGTGCCGAGTGGTTCGGATGCCGCACAAAGACGCCAACGCGGCGCTCCAGGCGGGTGTGCGGGCGCCCGAGGCGCGGGGATGGGTGGAGACAGCGGAATACGCGACCGTGGCGCACCTCGTCAACGCGGCGCACTACACGGAGCAAACGGTGGACGTGTTTTTCCCAAGCGCCGAAAAGCAGGGGCATGCCACCAACGAGACGACGCACGAAAACGCCGAACTGACCTTTCGCTTCCGCCCCGCCGAGCTTACGCTGTGGACCGGGGTCAGCTCGCACGGCAAAAGCACGCTGCTCAACAACCTGATGCTGAAGCTGGCCAACAAAACCCAGCGGCCGGTGTTGATTATCAGCTTCGAAATGCAGCCCGCAAAGGTCCTGCGCCGGCTCATCCTGTCGTCTGGCATGGTGGTGGAAAACCAAAAGGACGTGCGCGATGCGGTGGACTTCCTGAAAGCGTGGCTGCTCTTCTGCGACAAGGAGGGCAGCATAGAGCGTGCGGAGTTGTTCGAGTTGATGAACTATGCCTTTGCCCGCTACGGCATTTCGCACGTCTGCGTAGACAGCCTGATGCGCATCCGCGGGCTGGAGGAAAATTACCCGGCGCAGAACGAGTTCGTCACGGATCTCGCCACGTTCGCGCACGAGACGGGCGTCCATGTTCACCTCGTCACCCACCCGCGCAAGGCGCCTGGCCACAACTCCCCCGAGGCCCACGACATCAAGGGCAGCGGCCACATCCGCGACAACGCCGACAACATCCTCGTCGTCTGGCGGAACCGGGAGAAGGAGAAGATGATGGAGGAGAAGAAACCAGGCACGGACAAGATGCCCGATGCGATCCTCAAGGTGGAGAAGGACCGCGAAGAAGGCACGTACCGCGAATTTAAGCTGGCGTTCAATCGCTTCAATTACCGCTTCACGCCGTGGAAGGACCCGGCGCCAAACTCCAACCGGAGGGGCGATGAATAACCCCACCACCTCCCGCTTCGGCGAGCTTTGCCGGAGCATACAGCTATGAAATACCGCATCACCATGAAAGACCCGGATGGCCCATACGAGGCTATCCAAGAGGCAGCAAAGCAGCAGCTCGCGGGAGTTCCCGGGCTGACCGACGAAGAGCGTGAAAGCCTGATCGATGGCCGACACACCACCCTGCGAGATCAGGCGCTCAAGTGGCTGGAATACGGCGAATACGTCACCCTCGAAATCGATACTGAGGCGAACACGTGTGTCGTGGTCCCGCGAAAATAGCCAACCGACCTATGACCACCACCGACCAACCAACGCCCACGCCGGAAACCGAAGCGGCCTACCTCGCGACATTGCAATGGTGCGCTCGGCACAATGATGACACCCAAGAGCAGCGTCTTGACGCGCTAATAAACGACCCGCGTCCTGAATCCGGATGGCAGGTCGCCCGCGCCCTCGAACGCGAATGCGCCGAGCTGCGCAAGGCGCTGCGAATCTGCGCCTATGAGGCCGAGCAAATCGAACAGACCCGTTGGGGATACGATGGCGACTGCGGGGCCGTAAATTGCGCCAACCGTATTTCTGACGCCTGCGACCGCGCCCTGACCCCTCAACCTCAACCGGAGAAGAAATGAACACGTACAAACAAACCGTTAAATTCGAACGCCATTTTGAGATTCAAGCGCGCTCTGCCGAGGAGGCAAATGCGAAGCTGATGGAACTCGTCCATGATTGTGAATTTGGAGGAGATGTGGAGCATCAGGGCTACTACGATTTCGAAGACGAGCCCGTGGAGTGCCCGGAATGCAAAGGGGCCTGCGTCATCGGAGAGCAGGAAGAAACATGCAAGCGGTGTAACGGCGATGGAGTCATCGCATTCCAGCCATGACCCCAACCCCTGACCCAGCGCCGGAAGTGAAGCTGTGCCCCGAGTGCCGCAGGGAAATGCGACCCATTCGACGGGTTACTGGCGCTCCTGTTTCGTATTGGATCTGTGCTGATTGCGGCAAAGCTGAGTGGCCACCCGAAGACGAAGAGAAAGCCCCCGCGCCGAGCGACTGGATGCGGGAGGCGGCGAAGGTGCTGCGTGATTGCATCGATGGAGTTGAGGATGACCCGTCACAGGGCGACCAATGGTGCTGCTGTGAAATCAGCTGGGGTGATTATCGCAAAATACGCGCGTTGCTAGACAGGCCCGCCCCCGACGTGGCCAAGCTGGAGGCGGAGCTTGCGGAGCTGAAGGCGAAAAGCGAAGCCGCCATCAAATCCGAAGAGCGATGCGTAGAGTTTTGTGTAGGGCTTTCGCTTACAGATCCTCAGCAGCTACCACTAAAACTGCTCAAATCATCCGAGAAAATTGCGATGCTGAAATGGCAGGAGGAACAAGATCGGATCCTTAAAATGACACTGGCCACCCAGTGCGATTCTTGTCGGGATAAACTCGCCGCCAGCGAAGCCGAGAACGCGCGGTTGCGGGAGGCGCTGGCATTCATCGAGACCAGAGCCACGCAAAACCAATCCGTCTTGATTCGTGAAGCAGCATACCAAGCCCTCGCCGCCTCACCCGCGCCGCCGGCGTGGCGGGTTATCGCGGATGCACCGAAGGACAGGCTCATCATCGCATGGGCTGCTCATTTTGCGCTGCCTTACATTGCCCAATGGACCGAAGACGATCGCATTCGCTTTGGTCGCCCTCATTGGCATATGCGAGGAGCGGGCGCTACATGGAGTCGTAGGCCAGAGAATCAGCCCACGCACTGGCAACCAGTCCCCGCGCTCCCCGAGCCGCCCGCACGAGAGGAGGGGGTATAGCCGTGGGCGTTCCAAGGATCAAACCGAAGACCCTTCAGGCCGGCTACGGCAAGATTAGGGGTCACGTTGAGGATCTGTGTTTCTCGTGGGGCGAGGAATGCGACAAGAGCGACGCTCGCCTGTTGGATCGCGTCTTTGGCGATCTGCTACCGGAACTCCAGCGCCGTGGATATGACATCCACACGCTGAAATTCTCAGTCCGCAAGCCATGACCACCCCAACCCCAACCGCGTGCCTGGGGGAGTGCGATGATCGCGAACTACTCCAAGAGCTTCGCCGGCGCGGCTACGCCCGGCTGAGCGCTCTCTTGACCAAGCCGCAGATGGATCGCGAGCTGGCGAGGCTCTGGCGCGTCCAGAAGGCCGTTGCGGACGAGTTTGGCGTCGAGCTCCGGACCATGAAGACCAAGGGCCGCGGCAAGCGTGAGCAGGCCGAGGCCCGGCAAATCGCCATGGTGCTCGCGCACGAATTGACGATGCTTTCGATGGTAGACATCGGCGTCGCCTTCGGCTGGCGCGATCACAGCACGGTTGTCCACGCCATCGGCGCCGTAGAGCATCGCTGCGCCAACGATCCGGACCTTCGCAAGCGCCTGGCGGATCTGCGCGCGCTGCTTCGGTGACAGTACGCAAAGCGTACGCCCTTCAGTCCAAACCAATTCGAGACCAACAACCAAAGGAGCACGAAGTGCGTGCAGTGGAGAGTCCAAAAGGCTGGCGAAGAGTCGAAGGCCCGCAGGGCGAGCGCAGCGAGTTGCGAAGCACTCTTTGGCGACTGGACAGCCCGCCAAGCGAAGCGCGGCAGCGTGGGGTAAACGCTTGTCCGAAACATGATTTTGGGTATGATTTCGCATGCCTGAAAATGACCGACTTGGGAATGCGCTGAAGTGGGCGAAATCGTTCGCGCCAGCACCATCGGAAACCAGGAAGCCCAAGCACGACTACAGAGCGCTCAGGAAGCGCCAAGATCCGTATTTCCGCCACGTGCTGCGCTTGCGAGCCATGATCCCGCTAGCCATCAAGGCTCATGGCCACTCACAGCACAAAAGGCTCAGAGCGTTAATCGGCTGCTCCATTCACGACTTCAGGAAGCATCTGCAATCGCTTTGGTTGCCAGGGATGAGATGGCAGAACTACGGCAAATGGCACGCCGACCATAAGCGCCCATGCGCATCGTTCGATCTCAACGACCCGGCGCAAATCCAAGAGTGCTTCCATTTCTCAAACTTCCAGCCGCTTTGGGCAACTGAGAATCTTCAGAAGGGCGCCAAGTGGAATGGCGCAGTGCATCGAGCTAAGCCAGTTTCTTGGGAGGAGAGGATGAGACGAGAGGCTGAATGTGCAGTTGGCTAGTGTCAGTCCATAAAAGGGCATCATCCGCCCCTCGCGCACGTGCGCGTATATCCGTGCTGCGTGTCGGCATTACGCCAGCGTAACTCCAAATTCCTATTCGATCCGATTCTTTAATGTGTGATGTTATCACAACCTATTGCCCACCAGTATGTTGAGATAGCGGTTTTGGATGGGTTACCAGATCACAAAAGTTCTTACCTGTTGGAGCCGACGAATAGGTGCGCTTGTCGCATGACAACAGCCCGCACCTGCGCACCACCAGGCCCACCCACCCGCCACCCTTTTGCCCAGGCCGGCGGGGAAAAGGTTCATCATCTAGCACCACCAGCCTCAGGTTCGCGCACGGGAGGCTTGCCGAAACATGCTCATTGAGCTATTCCTACCATTGCCAGCGAGCGTTGGGCCGCCGTTCAGCGGCTTGCGATAGCAGGATCGGAACAATCCTGCCGTAGGGCACTCCACGCATCGGGAGCAACGCCGCTGGTCCTCCCCCAGATCCGCCCCGCCAACGCGCTGTGAGCCCCGCTGGCGGTGGTTTCCTCAGCCTACCGCCAGTCTGGGTCCCATTCGATGAACTCGGGCTCTCCTTGGGCGTCCTGAACATTGGCGCTATCCACGTCGCGGATCGTGGTTCCGATGCCGCGAGTAACCAGAGTTGTCTCAGGTGGATCTCCTGATGGGATGAGTAGGTCGTACCGAACCTTGATGTTGGTAAACCGGATGGCGCGGACGTAGCACACGATCTCGATTCCGTCATTGGGGCCGCCGTGGAGGCAAAAGAGCACCTTCTGGCCGATGGCGTACCGGGAGGGTAATTGGATGGGTTCTTGGTCGTTCATGCGATTCCCTTTCGGAGCTTCTTTTTGGTCGGGTACAGGACGATATTCGAGGGCTGAGATGGCGCAGCCGAAGTATCGCCTTCGGCCGTAGATCCTGCGCACGAGTTTTGCGTATAGGGATCTTCTCTGATAAGGGTGGCTGAATCCGACCACCCTTGACCGTTACGATTCGACCACCCTCGGATCGGCAATTCGTAGGTGCCCGGGGTCTGCCCATGCGGCTTCTCCACGATCGAAAGTCGTCCACTACTGACCAGCCTCTTTAGGATGTGGCGCATGTGCTCCACGCTCATTCGGGCGGCCGCGGCGATGTCCTCGTATTTCGCTGTGGCCTTTGGGTAATACCCGTTCCGCGAGTCGCTGAGGTGGGCAATGGCGAGCTGGACGAGTAATTCGGGCCCACAGGCCGTCGAGTGCTTCATTACTGCGCGCAATGCCTCGGCGCTCATTAAATCAGCCCCTTTTCTTTGCCCCACCGAAGCCAGCATCTATTGCCATCATCGAATGACTCCGCTCCTTTTGCTGGGTCCTCTCCGGTCAGTCTACGTAGCGCATCAAACCACCATCCGAAATTGCGCTTCATGCGCTTCAGGATAACTGGGACCGCCGCGCTTCCAAATTCGAGCAACCGCAGATAAGCCGGATGCCGATAGCGCTGGCTTAGAACCGATAGGTGGCCAGTCGCGAATTGCCATTCACGCATACATTTCCTGATGGCTTCCGCTTGACGCGAACTGCGGCGCGTGGTTTGGTTCGTTTGCTTAGTCCGAATCATGCCCGAACGGTAGCATTGGCCCCTTAAAGGTCAACTACCGTTCGGTGCGTTTCAGGGTCGAGCCTCCGAAATCTGATTGACTCCGAAGCATGATTGGGGAGAATGCCACTGCACGTGCGGCCCGTCATCAGCAACGGTCAACCGTAGGTGCTTTGCCGTGGCTGAGTAGGCGTGCAACCCGAAAGGCTGCGGCACCAATTTCCAGTTCTTTCACATCTTCACCAGCGAATGCCCAGGAGTCTACATTTGGAAACGACTCCGACCACTTGTCGCTGGTGATTCATTTTCATCGGCGGCGTGGAAAGCAGACACGCCCATCGAAGGGGAAGGGTCCGAGGGTCACAGTTGAGAGGCGGAGTAGCTACCGACTCACGACTGGCTGATACGGCTCAGTCAGAGGCCAGCGAGGCGCCTTGTAAACGTCCGACGCTGGCGAAGACTGAGAGCAAGGATGGCATCGGAGTTACTTCCGAGAACCTTAGCCGGAGTAGCGCCCGGCCCGATGAATGATTTACATCGCGCGCTAGCTCAGTGTTCAGAGCGCTCGGCCTGGGACCGAGAGGCCGCTGGTTAAAATCCGGCGCGCGCGACCAATTTACCGTCCCGGAACAACTCCTCTCAACGATGAATCCCGGGTGTTCTTTCAAAAACGCAGCTAAGTGAACGAGGTCACATCTGGCTCATAACCAGAGGAGGCGGTGCAAGTCCGCAAGCTGCAATTAATTTGTCGCATCGGGCAAAAGCCCTATTCTTCGACGGTTTAGCCACCTGTCCTCGTGGAAGTCGCGAATGAAGCGAGGATAAACCAAGGCAAACGGCGTTGCAAATTCAGTGCGTGTTGCGGGCTAGCTACCTGCGGCGAACGGCTGGAGGATCTGAGCGGGCGCTGGAATTGGTGGTGATGCGACATTTCTGCGCCACTACGTCAACGGCAGACCACGGGCCTTCCACGCCCGCAATCTCAGTTCGAATCTGAGGCGGCGCTCCAAAGTTTTATGAACCATCGGGAAGTTTTCCTCACTGTAAAACCCGGCTCGCATGCTGACATGATTCAGCACTTTCTGGAGCAGGCTGGATTCAAATGCACTGGAGCTGGTCAATTCGGGCCAGAAGCGCGGGATATTTGGTTTGAAATGCCGCCCGGAGTAAGGCCGGAGGAGTTTGGGAAATACTTCCCACCTCCTGCACCCTCCGAACCATGAACGCCACCCTTGACAACGGGGTAGGCGAGGACTAATACCGAAATATGATGACGGCATCTGCATCCAACCAGGCGGCTCAGTCGAGCTTCGCACCACGGAATATCAGCAACGCACCGGAGCCGCAGCTTCCACGCTCACAAATTGACGAGCGGATCGTCTCGCTGGCGCAGCAGTCCAGCGACCTCAACAATGCCATGACCGCGCTTGAGCAGCGATTGCAACCCATCCTGATTCCCGTCCCCGGCGCGCAAGGCACCGGGAAGGACGGACCGCGCCCGCAGGAGTGCCCTTTGGCTGAGGCGCTACTCCAGATTCAGGGCGGCAACGAAGGCTGCATTACTCGCCTCCGCGACATCCTTTCTCGCATCGCACTGTGAGCCAGTCCCGGATGGTGTTGGCGCCTTAAACCATCATTCCATGATACAGGTTCATCCATTAAACGATCAGCGGGAACATGACCTTGAGGGTACATGTTGCTGGTGCGATCCAACTGTGGATTGGGATTCTCCGGAAGTGGTCGTGATCCATAATTCCTTGGATGGTCGCGAAGAACTGGAGAAAGCAGGAATAAAGACTGGGAAGAAATGGGAAACGCTACCTCAATGACCACCGATCCCCTAGTCCGCCGCTTCAACCCCGCTGGCCCAAACTACGGCCCGAGCGGGCTGGATACGCCGTTGAGGGATGAGGAGCGGCGGGAGGCAGCAATGGCGCACCTTTTCGACCTTATCTGGGCCGAAACAAAGCGCCCAAAGCCATCCGTGATGTACGTGATTCCAGGGGCGCCGTCTCCTATTGAGCCGAACCTGATCACGATTTGCGGGAGCAAGCCTTTCGGGCACTCGCCCCGCGCGGCGGTTTCCTTGGGCGGGGCTGCCGCGCACATTTCCGAACCATGAAACTGGCACTCCTAATTCTCCTCCTCGCTCTCGGCTTTGCGCTGACGCTTTCCGGCTGCGCGGCGCACACCATGGTCTTCTACCCCAACGGCAAGCCCAAGCTCGTCACCAACGCCGACTGCGATTCGCTGAACCTTGGGGCCGATGGATCGCTGGCCATGACCGGCGTCCGGCATTCGACTGAGCAGGACGCTATTGGGCGCACTATCACCGCTCGCGCCAACGGCATCGGTGGCGTCATTGGCGCGATGGGAGCAGCGGCACTTCTCAAATGACTGACAAAGAAGAACTAATCGCCGATCTCGCCGCGGACACGGGGCTCGCCCCGGCTGTCGTGGTCGGCGTCTGCTCCGAGCTGGCGAAGAACCCCGACCGCGCGCAGATGCTTCAGCTTTGCCAGACGTGGGGCGTGGGCTGGCCAGAACTGCAACGGCTGGCCGAGATGCGCCCGCGAGACCTCAACGCCATCGGCAAGGGCATTGCGCAACAGGGATTCATGCTGTGCGCGATGGCCCAGAAGGGGCTGGCGCAGCAGCTTTCCGATCCCGCTCGTCTGGCACTCATGGAGCCCAAGGAGCTTTCCACCATCGCCAAGCAGCAGAACGACATCGGCATCTCGCAGATCAAAGAGACCCCGGCGTCCATGATGGGCGGCGGAAACACGATCAACATCATCGGCGGAAGCATCCAAGAGATCATGGCCCTGAAAGCCATGCGCGAGACCGAGGCGCCGGCCGCTGAGCGCCTGAAACAACGACTGCAAATTACTGCCTAAGCATGGACAGACGATCCTTCCTCGCGCTGTTTGGCGCACTAATTTCCGCCCCAAAGGCGATTTCAAAACCCACCAATCCATTCGCTTGGGGCGTCCGCGCGATTCCACGGGTGACACCTGTGGTGGGATACAAATTCGTTCAGTTCAAACGCGAAGGAGACCGCGTTTGGTTGCGCTGTGAGGAGACTGGCGAGGAAAGACAAATGATGGCCTCGGAATTGCAGCGCATTCGGGAAAACTCTCGCATGGCCATTCCGCCAGTGTTCGCATGAGCGACTACCTCCCCATCGAAGACCACACCGCCACCGCGGATCTCCAGCGCCAGCAGCGCGCGCATGGGCTCGGGCTGGCTCCGATTGGCCGGGAGAAGATCATCCGAAAGACGACCTTGCGCCCGGGCATCCTGCCGAAAGCACTGCCGACTCATGCGCCAAAGGCCAAGTTGTGGCCGCGCATCGTCTGCAAGGCGCATGGCTCGCTCCTCTACCGATTCGAGGACGGCAGCGTTGATTGGATTGGTCGCGCACACCGCGTGATCAACGGAGCGCCCACGGCATACCACCCGTTCAATCAGAACGCCCTGGGCGAGATTGAGGAGCAGCGCGCGCGGGGCTTTACAGCCATCGTTCGCCGCGGGGAATACTGCGTCCAACAAGGCGCTGGCGACCCGGTTCCCGGCCATCTAGTGAGCCGTACGGCCTACCAACATTTGAAGCATGAGGAGACCGACCCGCGCCGGTATCTGAACGCGTCCACGGTGCCCTATATTTCCGTTCCGCTGGAGCTAATGCTGCACTGGCGCGATGAATGGCCGCTTGTGCTTGGCAGCGCTGCCAGCGTTTGGGACCGCTCCCGGGGCGACCGCTTCATGGCCGTGGTGGGCGATGTGGATCTACACGGGGGTGGAGGCGTATCAAAATACATTTGGGACCGCCTCGGCATGGGTAGTTCCGAGAGCAGCGACCACCCCTTCCAGTTCACGATCTTTTGCGGCAAGCCCATGGAGGGCTACGAGCTTCAGCGGTGGCAGCCATGAATCATATTCCAGAGCAAAAAGGGGACTATCTGCCAGACGGCTGGAGGATCGAAAACAGTCACACCCACACTCGGCTTTATGATCCGAATGGGGTTTGCGTGGTGCATGACAATATTGGGCTGCCATGGAATTGCGGCGATCCAGAATACTACAAGCGCAGCGATATAGCTTTGCGGCAAATTGCGCGCTGGAATAAAGACAAGCCCGAGCACCTGCCCATCGAAAGCTCCCCAGCGGCATTGCGGAATGAGATTCGCCGTCTCCGAGAAGAGAACGAGAAGCTGAAGGCGCGGACACCATGAGCGCCGCCGACGCCCACACTATGCACGAGTTCAGGGCCTCGTGGAAAGCCAACTTTCCGCAGAAGAGCCTGATGCAACTGGAGCAGGAGCGCCAATGGTGGGAGGACATGGTGGTCGCGAATCCCCAGCAGGTGAACGAGGATTTGAAGATTCTGGAGGAATACGACGACCGCGTGGATGTCCTGCGTGATCGGCTGATCAAGGCCGGGGAGCGCGAGAATCCCCTCGCCTTCTTCGTGCCGACGTACGAGCAGGCGCAATTCCTGAACGCATGGAGCCCGGAGTTTGAGCCCGACAAGGCCGAGGAGGGATACAACAGCGTCGTGAATTTCGGGGGAAAGCGCAGCGGCAAGACGCTCGGCACGGTCTTGAACGCCCTTCTGTGGATCTTCCCCAACGATCCCGAGTGGCAGATGTATCAGCCGCAACGCGATCACTTGGGCCGTGGATACCAAATCTTCCGCCGCCCGATGTTCGACTACTGGCAGCGCAAGCAGCGCATGGCCTACGAGCGCGATGAGCCCCCGGTGCAAGGGCGGATCATCTGGCACGGGTGCGTCGATGAGCAGCACTGGAAGCGCAAAATTGAGCGACATTATCGCGACCGCGTGCCCATGCGTTACGTGCAGCGGCACCCGGACGGCAAGAGCTACGTCTGGAATCTGAGCGAACGCTACTTCAAGACCCAGTGGGGCGTCGATCTCGTGGGGATGCTCTACAAGTCGGACATCCAGGCGTGGGGCGGCGAGGAGCTTTTTATGACGGTCTTTGATGAGGGACCTCCGCGGGCCGTGGTCGATGAGATCGTGGCGCGCAGCCTCTACATCAGTTGGAGCTACACGCCAGCCGAGGCGGCCAACACCAAGGACCGCGTGCAGGTGGCGCGCGAGGTGTGGGACGGAAAGATGCAGCTCATCGGCAAGACCTACGTGATGAAATCCGACATGCGCAAGATGCCGGAGCGCATCACGCCCAAGAAGGTCTTGGATGCGCGTATCGCCACGCTCTCGACCCGCGGAGAGGAAGGCGAGGTCGCGATGGGTGGCGGGTTCTTCGACAGCAGCCCGCGCGTGTTTGATCTCTTCGACCGCGATCGTCACGTCCTCCCCGTGACTGGGGAAATGGTGTCGAGCGCGATCTACGGAAAGTCCACACCCGAGGAAAAAACGCGCTACCCATGGCTATCCAAATTCGAAGACGCCAACATCGTGCGCGGCTACGACGAGGGCTTTGTTCACCGCGCAACCTGCGTCTGGATTGCGATGCTTAAGACCGGCGAGAAAGTCGCCTTCCGGCTCTTTGGACGCACCGCCACCTCCATCAAGGAGCGCTGCGAATTGATCGTGAAGATGTCGGGCAACGAGCTTCAGCAGGTGCAGCGGGATTTCACCGCCGCCGACGAAAAGCAGATCCAGGCAACGATGATGTTCGCTCCCGAGTTGGCTAAGGACCGCGAGCGCGAGGAAAAGACTGGGGAGCGCATCGTTCGCTTTCGAGAGGTGGAGAAAACGGAAACCATCCGAAAGACCTTCGGCGACTCCAAGCTCTTCAAAGCCGATCCAAAATATCTCATGGACAACTGGGGGCACGAATACGCCCGCTCGGGGTTGAAGCTGGAGCGCGCCAGCACTCGCTCCCCTCGGGAACGCTGCACGCACACCAATGGCATGTTCCGCCCCAACCCGTCGCGGCAGCATCTCAACCCCGACCAGGAAACCGACAAGCATCCGTACGGCTACGATCTCTACGTCGTCAGCGATTGCCACGACCACGGCAATCCGAAGTCCAATCTCATCGAACGACTGGAGCACTACCTTTGGGGGATGACGAACACGGGCGCTTTCACGGGCGACCCGGAGAAGACCGGGGACGATGAAATTGACGGCCTGTGCTACGCCACGAACCACAGCCTGCGCTGGGTTCCCAACGAAGAGATCCGGTCCCGCCGCACAGACTACGCCGAAGCCGCTTGATTCCATGCACATCTTTTCCAGCCCGCATCAGATCGACACTAAGGACGGCACCGTCTTTCAGCCTGGCGTGCGCTACGTCGTGCCGACGGGCATGGCGCGCACGCTAGAATCGGGGCTCATCGAAAGGCTCGGCGCCGAAGTGGAGTATCGGCTCTCGCATTTCAACTCGTACGAGAACCGATACCATGGCCAGCCGCTCGGCAGCGGACGGCTGGCAATCTATCGCCACGGCGCCATCGGCGACACCCTGATGGCGACGGCCGTCGTGGCAGAGATCCGCCGGCGAAATCCCGAGGCGCAGATTGATCTCTACTGCCGGCCGAGCAACGTGGACCTGTGGCATGGGCTGGGCGTGAACGTCCGCCCCGGATTTCCGGTGCTCGATGAGGTCCGCGGTGACCAGCATTTGTTTTACGAGAACATGCTGGAGTCGGACAGCGAGCCGGACCAGCGATGCGCGATCGATAACATGCTGGCCTTCGCGGGCATCGATCCGGCGAGTGTGCCGAGCGACCGGAAGATTCCGGTGGTGGTGGAAAAGGACGACGACAACATCTTTGATGGGAAGCCCCCAATCGAAGGCCAGTACGTTTTCATCCAGAACGGATGCAGCAATGGCAATCGAGATTGGCCCCATACGAAGGAACTAATTCTCCGTCTCCAACTAGAGGGAATCTTCGTCGTTGAGGCCGGAGAAAAGCAAAAGTGGCGCACCTTCCGCGCGATGATTCCATACGTGAAATTTGCCTCCATCGTCATTTGCCCAGACAGCAGCATTGGCCACCTCGCGGCCGCATTCCCGCATGTGCCTGTGATTTCGCTATGGGGTCTCTTCCATCCCGGCGACCGCATCCGCTATTACCGCAATCACCACCCGATTGTCGGCTTCCGCGCCTGTCCGCACGCTCCCTGCCGCAGTCATCTCTTCGTCCTGCCGCATCAGTGTAAGGACGCGCCAAGCTTTGATGGTAAATCGTGCGCTGCCCTCGCGGCAATTTCCCCCGAGGTCGTCGTCGCCAAAGCAAAGGAGCTGCTGTGCCTATCCTGATTTCCGGCTCGGCCAACTACAAGATGATGGGCGAGGCCATCATTTCCGGGGAGTCCATCAAGCGCGCGATTCGCGGGCTCCCGGCGTTCGCCTACGATTTCGAATACATCAAGGATGATTACGACCGGCCGCCGTACTGGGCCAAGATCCAGATCATCCGCCGCCTACTAGAATCGCACCCCTACGTCCTGTGCATCGACGCCGACGCCGTGATGCTGCGGCCGCCCACGCAGGCTGAGACTTGGGAACTGCTGGGCGATTACACGCTGGCCATCACTCGCGACGAAGGGCACGCCAACTCTGGCGTGATGTGCTGGCGCCAGTGCCCCGAGGCGTTCGCGGCGCTGGATCGCGTTTACGCCGGATACAAAGATCCGAAATATGCGCAGACGCCGTGGAACGAGCAGGGCGTCCTCAACACGTTCATCGACGATCTCGACGTGCATTACCTCGACCGCAGCACGTGGAACGCTTTCGAGCACAACGCAGGGCCGCACACCCTGATCCGGCATTGGGCCAATGTCCCGAACCGCCGCCAACTCATGACCATATGGCAAGAATCCTCATCTGTTCGCCGATACATCGGAAGCTAAACTACGCGCTCCAATGCCGAGCCATGGGGCTTGCGCACCGCGCGATTGCCTCGGATAAAGAGCACGAGTTTGGGCTCTGGCTGGACTTCCGCGAGGGCGAGAGCCTGCCGAACGAGGCGAGCCCATGGAGCCGCCTTTGCCGCGTGGCGGACCGGTGCGTGCGCGCCGTGGACCTGGGACAGTGGGACTTCGTTCTCTGGGTGGACGCCGACGTGATCGATTACCCAGCCGACGTGTGCAGCCGCCTGCTGAGCGTGAACCCCACGGGGATCACCGCGCCGCTGCCGCTCATCGAAGGCACGCCGCGGCTCTACGACACCGCCGCGTGCATCCAGAAGGGCACCGACGGTGTGGCGCCCAACACGCCGGGTAACATCGCTGGCCGGAACCTGAAGCATGACGCGCCCTACTGGCATGACTTCGACGGCCATCCGCTGCCCCAACAGGAGCGCTTTGTGGAGATGGACGTGGTGGGCATGATGTTCCTCGCGCCGGCTGACATCTTCTCCATGGCTGGCGTTCCTGATCACCCCGCGTTCACTGGCTGGTACGGCGTCTGCAAGCTGGCGCGCGAGTGCGGACTCAAGGTTGGAATCGACACTTACACGGTGGCGCTGCACGCGGATCTTCCGAAACATGGCCATGAATGGCATTGACACTCCAGCTCAACGGGTTTAGTAGCGATACCGAAGCATGATTTCTCCATGGACTGGAAACGAAACAAGCTCGGCCATCGATGAGCATCCGCCCATCATCGGCCCGAATTTGGCCGGGAACGAGAAGCTGTGCAAAGCGGTCACGCAGTATCTATCGCAAGAATACTGGTGGCCGTACGAGCTGATGCAGCAGCGTTTCTGGAATGCCAATCGCCGCATTGATTACGCGTGGCGTGTCCGCAGTTCGGTCGCGGACATCAACACCACGGCGGTAACGCAGGCGTCCCAAAAAGCCACCACACCTATTCCGCAGGACGGCCAAAGCGCCAAGGGGCAGTCCGTGATGCCCTTCAAGCAGATCAAAGCCGTGACGGACATCGGCGAGATTCTGAGCTTCGAGGACGGGCTGCCGATGCGCGCCGAGGTCCCCGAGGATGTGGATGAAGAGTTTTTTTATCAGCCCACGGCGCAATCGGCGAAGGCCCTCAACTCCATCATCCGGCAGAATTGCGAGAAGGTCGGCTTTCGAGACAAGCACCGCCAGGCGTTCGGGTGCTTCGCGAAGTACGGCTACAACGCCGTCCATTGCCCGTTCGAATTGCGGTACGTGGATTACGTCCATCCGCCCGTCCCCGTTCGGAGCCAGATGGAGCTAGCGCAACTCTTGGCCCAGCACCAAGACATGCAGCCGCAGATCGCGCAAACGCCGCAGGGGCCAGGAATCGCCTTCCACGAGACGCGCCAGCAGCTCACCACAGCGTTTAACCCGCTGCACTACGACGACATCATGATCGATCCGTTCGTGCGGATGTTCCCGATTGAATCGCAGCCATGCCCGATGGTGCGCGAGTTCGTCACCAACGCAGACCTGGACGGCAACCGCTACGACGCGAAATCCAACCCATTCGGCTACCTCAACGTGGATCTCGCGATCACAACGGACAAGGGCCACTTTTGTCTGAACGACGTGGACATGCAGCCAATGCGCGACCGGCTGCGCCTGCGCTACAACCTGAATGACCAAGTGGGCGGCGGCCTCAACCGGGATCGGGCGCACAAGCGGTGGACGATGTATCCCTTGCTCGCCATCGACGAGCAGGGAAATCTCGACACCGGAGAAGGCGTCCAGTGTCCGCAATGCATGGGGCAGCGGCAAATCACGCCACCGGCCACCACGGCTCCCGATGGAAGCAGCGTATCGAGCGGGCCAGTTTCTTGCCCGACGTGCCAGGGCACTGGAAAGGTTCACCCGCCGCAGAAGCGCTACGTCGTCAATCTCTACGGCGACCTGACGCTGCAAACCACGTGTCTCCGCATTCAGGAGATGCCGGAAGGAATGCCGATCCCGATCCTCTTCGGCGCGGATCTCGTGGAGGACGACGCGGCGACAATTCCGATGAGTAAGAGCGAGATCATGCTCTTGGCGTGCGAGCAGGTTACCCGGGCGGAATGCCAATTTGAGCAGTCGAAGGAGCAAACTATCAATCGTGGGTGGAAGGTGCAGATCGACAGCCCGGCCTACAAGGTGCAGAACTTCAACGCGGCCGGCGTAAAGATCCCGTGGGAGACCGACCCACGCGAGGCCCAGCGGTGCGAGCAGAGTAGCTACGACGATTCGGTCACGCTGATTCCCTACATCGACCGCTGCGACGCGAAGATCCAATCCATCTTTGGCGCCACAGACACGCTTCTCGGCGAACTGGCGCAGGGGCGGCGCTCCGCGCTGGAAGTCGGGGAGGCCACCGATGCCGCGAAAAATCCGCTCGTGATCATGGTGGATCGTTTCAACCACCACATTTCAGGCGGATACGCGCGGCTCATCCAGTGGAACACCGAGCATTTCGGGGATCGCGATTACGTGATGCGACTGACCGGCCGCACCTACTTTGGAGCCTGCCGCATCTTCACCGCCGTTGCGAAAGAGTTCCTGAAAAAGATGGCGATGGCGCAGGGGCTTTTGACGCTCCTGCAAACCAGCGCCATGGACCCAACGCTCGCGCCGATCCGCGCCGATCTCTGGAACCAGTATTTCAAGCTCGCGGGCATTGACGCCAAGGTGCCCGACAACGGGATGCGTATCGCGCAGGCGAAGGCGTTGAACATCATCAACAAGATCCTCGCCTACGGCATTCCTGACCCGGCCCTTCCGAGCGATCCGCACGAGGTGTTCATCGGCGCTTTCGAGGCCGCGCTGCAAGATCCGTATTGGGCTCAGCAGTATCCGACCTACATCCCCCTGCTTTACCAGCGCCTCATGCAGCAACAGCAACTTTTCGCGCAGCAGCAGGCCATGCAATTTCAGCAGCAGCTTGCGCAGCAACAGGCCCTCAATCCGCCACGCTCTGCACCCCCAGCGAAAGGAAAGCAGCCCCCGCAGGGTCACGGCCAATTTATGCAACAGCAACAAGCGCCAGAGGGAGCCGCCGCATGAATTTTCCACAGGGAGCCGTAGCCGATGCCGAGTACGAGGAGTGGCGCAAGAACTGGACGCCGCCGCAAACGGCCATCAAGGCCATGCCAGGATTTGCGATTGTGGAGTTTGGCCCCATCGGCAACCGCGGGCGCATCATCCAACCGAACGCCATTAGCTATAACGCCATGATGGTGAACGATGGGAATTGCCAGCGCGCGAGTCGCGAGGGGTATTTGCCCACCGGAACCGAGATTGTCTTTTTCGGCAATGGCGCCGGCCACTTCGAGATCGAGGGCCGCACGCTGCATCGCGTGAAGCGCAACGAAGTGGAACTCTACATTCCCAAGGAGGACGCCGCTTGAATCTCTCCCGTGAAGAGTGCGCAGTATTCGTAAACCAAGGATGGCAGGAAGGTCTCGCGCAGGTGTGCGAGAGACGCATGAAGCTGGCTGAAAAGCTCCTGCGAACCACTGATCCCCTTGATGCGGTGCGAATCGCCAAGGCGCAAGCCGCGGCGGAAACCTACGGGAAAGACATCCCCTCCATCGCGCAGGACGTGAACGAATTTTTGCGAGAGCAACAAACGCCGCCAGCCACTGGCGAAAATAGTGGTTGACATATAACACACACCGAAGTATGAGCGAAACAAATCCGGGGCTTCCGGCTCCCGCTGGTCAACCGCAAGGCATCAGCCCACAACCGGGACAACCTCAACCATCGCCTACGCCGAATCCGGCGCCCGCGAACACGCCAGCCGCAACTCCGCCGCCAGCGCCACCGACACCTCCCGCACCCGACGCTACCAAGCTTCAGCGGGAACTTGAGCAGGCTCAACTCCATGCCCGAGCGCTTCAGTCCCAAAAGGACCAAGCCGAGGCCCGGCTGCGAGCCATGGCCGGAGTGATGCCACAAGTAGACCCGGTTGAAACCAAAGCCGCCGCATACGCGAAGCAGTTCAACATCAACATCGAAGACGCCCGCGTCTTTGTGGCGATGATGCAGGCCGAGAATGCGCCGCTGATGCAGCACAACCAGCAGCTTCAGGCGCAGCTTCAGGGCTCTTCGCTCGCTCAACAGGTCATGCAGGCCGCGGCCGACGCGAACCCGGAGCTTTTCGCCGATCAGAACATCGCCCGCGAAGTCTGGGACAGCATCCAGCAGACGGCCCAACAGGGCAATTTGCGGGCACTGACTCCCGAATACGCGAAGTTCCTCGGCGCTCAAGCGTGGGCACTGAAACATGAACCGTGGAAAGCGGCCAATCCAACGCCGCCCGCTCCGCAGCCGATGCCAGGATTCCGGCCCGCAGGGATGCCGCCCATCAGCTTTGGGGGCTCGCCCGGCCAGTATCCGCCGCCACCAGTTCAGCACAACACGCCGAGCCCGCAACAGACCGCGCTGGCCGCCGAAATGGCTTCCTACCTGAAGCTGCCACTGAACGCTCCTCAACCTTAACCATTTGCACCGAAACATGCCCTCGCATCTCATTACCGATGTAGCTCCCCGAGCGCAAACCGCGCACGGGATGTTCGCACCCCACTCCGACACCGACACCAAACGGTATGGCGTGATGTTCGCCGCCGTGGGCGGAAGCAGCGGCTCGCACTTCCCGCACCTGGGGCAGGCCGTTAATAACGGCATCGCCTTTGGCCAGCACGGCCAGCACCGCCTGAAGTGGGACGAGTTTCACGACCGGGACGGCAAGCCGAACGATGTCACGCTGCCCAGCGGCGCCGTGGTTCGCCAGCTCATCTGCCCAATCGCAGACGTGGAGAAGAAGACGCAGATGGAATCGCAGGACAGCACCGAAATGTGCCGGCGCGAGAAGCTGCTCAACGACGAGCAACTGAAAGCCCGAAACATGGCCGACCAGTACGCCAGCCGCCAGATCGAAGAACTCACCATCAGCGAGCAGGAAATCGTCCGAACGCCGACCGAGCACGAGCAGATGCCGGAGCAGAAGGCGCGCTCCTCGGGATGGACGCCGGAACGTCGGGCCGCCGCAGGCGTCCGGATGGCTGCCGCGCGCGCGGCCAAGAAATCTCAACCAGCAACCCAATAACTCATCATGGCAGCTCAAGCACCACTCGGATTCCCAGCCCTCTTCGACTCGCCCGGAACAGGTTTCCCGGCGATGAAGCGCGCGCAACTCAGCAACGGCAGTAACACCACCATTCCGGCTCAAACCTGGGTGAAGGTGTCCAGCGGCGTTCTCGCGGCTTACGTCGCGGACGACACCACCGTTTACGGCCTCATGACGGACGCGGCCACCTCCTCGACCACGGAGCCGTATCTGTCTCCGAATGGGCTTTACCATGCGCCCCTGGACCCGCGCGGCCAGGAGTTCATGATGAACATCACGGATGGCAGCGGCAACGTCGGCAGCGGAAGTACGACCATCAACGATGTCACGATCGGGTCGTTCTACAGCGCCCGCTACCTCGCCAGTTCCAACACCGCGATTCTCGCCATCGACGCCAGCGACACCGGCACGGCGACCAAGCACATCTTCGAGGTCGTCGCCAAGGTCCAAGCCCCGACGTTCGTCGGCGGTGACGCCACCGACGATTACAACGGACGCGTGATCGTCCGCATCCTCGGCTCCGCCATTCAGTAACCAACCCAACCCACACCGGCCATGCCTTCACCAGTCGATACAGTCAATTACCTCGCGGCATACAACCAAAACCTGCTGTCGTTGGAGCGAAACATCTTCCTCGACCCCGAGCGGGAATGGATTGATCTCGCGCGCCAGGACACCACGCAGAAGCTCACCAACGAAATGCAGGGCATCCAGGGCCTCGCGTTTCCGTCGCAGGTGCAGGATCTGAACCCGCTCCCGCAGGTCAGTCCCGTCACCGGCTACAAGTCGGTCATCCGCACCGCGAACTACCGATCGCAGGTGACGGTGGAAAAGACCGCCATCGAGACCATGTATTTCCGGGCGCCGCTCGACAATGCCCGAGACATGATGCGTTCCGTCAACAGCCTGAAAGACAAGGTGGTGGCGGACATCTACAACAACGGCTACACCGACGGCCTCACGCAGAACATCGTGGAACTCGACGGCACCGCGCGCCGGTTCTTTTCGACCGTTCACCAATACGAGAACGGCGCCGGCACATGGAGCAACCTCTACGCCGTGGGCGTCCCGCCAACCCCCGAGGTCGTGTGGCTGATCATCAACAGCTACTTCAAGCGTCTTCAGGACTACGCGAAGGTCAGCTTCGTGCCGTGGGGCATGGAGTTCCTGATCATCACGCCGACGCTCACGCCGTCCTTCGGCATGGCAGCCGATGAGATCGTGAAGTCGCAGGACAAGCCCAACACGGCGGACCGCGCGACCAACGTGCTCACCAGCTTTAAGCTGCGCCACCGCTCGCTCAACTGGCTCACCAGCTCGACGAAGTGGTACATCCTCGCGCCGCCGAACGGGCAGAAGTTCCCGGTCTCCATGCTGGAGCGCATCCCCTACGAGGTGGACCCGCTGGCCCCGGCTGGCCCGGTCAACCCCCGCGCCTACTACACGAGCTGCACGACCAGCTTCGGGGTCGGCTTTGTGCGTGACTACCGCGGCGCCGTGTCGATCGGCTCCTAACCACCACCGAACCATGGCCGATTCCAACATCACAGGCTGCATCTACGGAGACCGGCAGGGCAGCGTCATCCCGACGCAATCCTATCCCATCGTCAGCAACACCAGCACGACCGCCACGACGTTCATGCGGGTGCAGGCCAGCACGTACGCCCCGGTGGTCATCGAGGCGCAGATCGTGGTCCTGACCGCTGATGGCGGCACGTCGCCGACGCTGAGCGTCGGCTACACCGCCTCCGGCTACACGGACCTCATCAATGCCGCGAGCACCGCGACCGCTGCCACGGGTGGCACCTTCCTCCCGGCCAGCAACGCGGTTGGAAAGAAGATCCTCACGACGGACACGGATCTCGTCTACAAGCAGGGCGGCACGCCCGCGGGTGACGGCGTGACCTACATCCTGCTGAAAATCTACAGCGTCAACACCAGCACGCAGACCGGCATCAACTAACGGCCATGCCCACAGGACCAAACAGGATACTCGACGCATCCAACAATGCGACGAGCGCCACGATTCAGAGTATTGTCGTTCAGGTCCTTTCGGATCTGATTTACGGCAAGACCGGAAGCGGCGAAGTGGGCCTAAAGGTCATCGATATTGCGGGCGGCAGTGGCGCGAGCAACTACACCAGCAACATCGTCACGGCTACCTCGAACGGGAACGTGCCCAGCGGCGTCTACGGATGGTCCATCACGGCCATTTCTGGAACTGTAACCGTTGGCGGCCAATCGCTGCCCGTGGGCGCATCCGTGGGCGGTGGAGGCTATGGCGGAGCAACGTCGCTTACCCAGGTAGCATACACTGTCTCCGGTGGCTCTGCGCTGATCAGCTACGACAACTAATCATGAGTGCCCGCACTTCATACACGGCGGTTACGGCGGCGCAGATTACGGACGCTACAGCCATCGGGCGGCAGCTGATCACGCTAGATAGCGCGGTCACTGGCCCTGTCACACTCAACGCAGGCACAGTGCAGGTGATTGCGGGCATTACCACAATGGGCGTGGTGTCTCCGGTCACCTCCGCAGGAGCACAAAACGGCGTCCTTACGGACCTGGGCTAAGACCTTCAATATGAAACTCGCCTACATCACCATCACGGACGCTCTCACCGGGGAAGCCCAGCAAGTGCCGTTTACGCAAGACGCGCTCACGGCGTTGGACTTACCGCCCGATCAGGCGGCGTTTTTTGCACTGCCAACACTCGAGATTCACGATGACGGATCGTATCCTCATCCAGACGGCAACGGCGGCAATGTGGCTGATTATCGGATCTCTGTTCCCGCCTTCGTTCAGCGGGAGGGCTCGACCTACTGGATAGTCGCCAGCATCGGCGATATCGGCCAATGGACTTCGATGGGCATCAACTCGCCATTCGATAATCACGCCGGGGCGGTAACGGTGGATACGGAGGCGAATGGCACATTCCGCTTTGTCGAGCGGGATGGAAACGGCAGCGAAATTCAATCGGTTGGCCCATTTACCTCTCAAAACCCATAACCCATGCCCCGCGAACAAGCCATCCCACTCCATTCCGTAGAGCGAGCCGCCGATAGCGGAATCTCCGTCGCCAAGAATCTCGGCAAGGTCCCCGACCGCTCGCTGCTCGTGATGTTCATGCTCTTCAGCATGGCGGTGAATGTCGCTGGTGTTTGGTGGGCGGCAACCACAGGGATTTCCACGCTGAACGCGAACACCGCCGCGCTCTCCCGATGCGCATCCATTATGGAGCGGCTGGAAGCGCACTTCTCGCGCCCATGAAACATGACCACGTTCACGGAAATTCTGGACTTCGTAAAGACGCAGGCCCGCATCAACGGCACGTCTCAGGATGCCCGGCTCGGGCAGGCCATTAACGTCGTCTACCGAAAGGTAATTGGCACCGATTACTGGCCGTTCCTGCGCGTCCCCTACACCATCGCCGTCACAGGCGGGACGCAGAACTACGCGCTGCCCGCGGACTACGAGCGGATCGCTAGCGAAGGCGTCAGCATCAACATTACCGGGGCGCTCACGCCATCACAGCCACTGGAGCAGGTTTACCCTCCCGACTCCGAACTGTGGGAGTCGTTCACGTCCTCGTATCTACCGCAGGCATTCACGATCGTTGCTGGCTCAACGCTCGGACTCCGAAGCATCCGCCTGCTGCCGCAGTTTACGGCCATCGGGCAGACGATCTCTTTCGCCTACTACAAGCAGCCGCCCACGCTGGCCGGGAGCGATGTGGCTGGCGACCCGCTGATCTGCGACGCCATCGCCTACGGCGTGCTCGCCTTGGACAAGGATTGGAGCCGGGATCAGGACTTCGCCAACACAGATTACAACGGGATGTATCGCGACGCCCTCAAGGCCGCGCGGAGTGCGAACTTTTCGTAACCAATGCCGACACGTGACGCCAGAGACTCAGAAATCAAATTCGATACGCTGGGCGGACTGGACGAGCGCCCAGCGCAAAACGCGCTGGAATCGCCCAACTTCGATCTGTGCCATGGACTCTACCAATCCAAGGCCGGCGCACTTCAGCGCGTCGAGGGCACGGAATGGCTGGCGACCCTGCGCCCCACAGAGGCGCAGCACTTCGCTTTCGGCCCGGGGATCTGGCGCATCTACCAGCTCACGGACGGCACCAACAACGTCATGGTGCAGACCGCCGACGGCGCGGAGACCATTTTCACCCTCGATGAGCTTTTCCACCGACCCGTCATCTCCTCGCTGATTTACGACCCAAACCCGGACGAAGAAAGTATGCCTACCGCCATCCTAGTTCAAAGCGCCGCCAACGGCGCCGACCTTTCCACCATCGGCGGGTCATCCGCCAACACGTGGTATCAACGCCCACTCACCGCGAATACGCTCAACGAGAGCAGCATCGTGGTGGCGTTCAGCGGAAATCAGTTCACCGTGGCCCCGGGCACGTACCGCATCCGCGGCTACACCACCGCGGCGATGTCCGTGAGTGTTGCGGCGGGAACAGGATCAACCACGGGCTCGGCTGGCTTCCAGGCCGCCGTGGTGGATACCACCAATAGCGTCACGCTGGCCATCGGCTCCCCGGACTACATCAAGAGCGATCTCATCACGCAAAATCAGACCTTTGGCCCGATGGAGATGCGGTCCGAGTTTGATGCCTCCTTCATCATCACAGGCGTCAACGCTGTGCTGCAAATCGACAACGCCTTTTTCACGGCGGTCACGGCCACTGGCACCGCTGTTGCCACCGTGAGCGTCACGGGCGGCAAAGCGGCCGGCATCACCACTGCGCTGAACGGCGCTGCGCTCACGCAACCCTACACGCTCGTTGTCCTCTCCAAGGTCACGTAATGCCATTCACCGTTTCTGAAAATGGTCAAACCCGCGTCCCGAACTGCTACGCCAGCAGCGCGGACGTAAAGCTGACCCTGCGCGTTAATGGCGAGGAAACTGGGGCGATCATTACACCCCTAATGGCCGTCGTCCCAGCGGGCATCAATGCGCCCACCGTGGCGCCGACTTGCGCCAGCGGCGGCGCTGGAAATGTTCCCGAGGGATACTACGTTTACCGCTATGTCTACGCCTCTTCGGCGTATCCATTTGTCGAGAACGCCGTGACGGGCGGCGGCGAGCAGTGGCCGCGGAGCAATCCTTCGCCAGCTTCTAGCGTTTTCCAAGTCACGGGCGGGGCGAAAAAGGTGAACGTCACCTGCGCCTGCACCACACGCAGCGACATCGATTGGATCTGGGTCTATCGCACCGTCGGCCAAACGACATCGGATCTCGCCACCGCCGAAGACGAGGCTGGCATCCTGTTCTACGTCGGATCAGTCGCCAACAACACAGACGGCGGCTCCGTCGTATTTCAGGACAACAGCGCCACGGATACCGGCGAGAAAGTCGAGTTGGACAACTTCGAATGCCCGCTCTTTCGCTACACGGTTTACGATGGGACTTACTGGTGGGGATTTGGCAACGACACGATTGCCGTGGTGGTGGACCTTAATAGCACGGACACTTTCACCATCTCAGCTTTCAGTGACGTTCCAACGTGGTTCTCAGGCCGCGATACGACCCCGACGGGATTCAACCTCTCGGAAGTTCCTGGGCCGACGAATATCACGTTCATCGGCATCACGACCGGCGGCTACGACAATCGCGGCACCTTCTATTTCAAGACGGCTTCCACGACCACCGGGCACGCCTACAATGCTCCAGCTATCACGACCCCAGTTGCGATTCCGGCCACCGGAACGACCACCGCATTTCTCAGCGCGCCCGGGACAACGCTCTACCGCAGCAAGCCCAACAACCCATTCAGTTGGGGCTGGACGCCACAGGTCATCAGCAACGGTCAACCGATTGACGTGCCGCAACTTTGGGCGGAGAAGATCGGCGGCGGCACGGGCACCGCGCTTTCACTCATTCCCAACGAGCGCATCCTAAAGCTGGACACCGAGGCCCCCACCAAGAGCTACGCGCTCGACCTGAACGCGGCGGATCAAACCACATTTCTCCAAACCCTGCGCACGCTGGACGAGGCGCAGAGCGTGAGCAGCAACTTCAGCCAGTTCGCCATGCGGCAGGCCAACGGCGCTACCGTAGGCTCGGCCATCAACGCCAAGGCCAATCAGATCGTGGCAGCGGACGCCCAAAGCCAGATCCCGATTGGCAACAACGTCATCCGCAGCCTGCGTAAGATTGAGCCCGAGGGAACAAATGCGGACTTCTTCCACGGGGCATTCGACTACCGGTCCGAACTGAACTGCTGGATCGTCAAAACGACGGACTTGGATCACCTGTGCGACACCCTGCTTTTCCAGCACGCGCCAACCAGCACGTGGGGCCTCGTCTTTTGGCCGGGCATCACTGCGAGCGGTATGATCTACGACGCCGCCACGCGCCAAAACATGACCTTTGTTGGCAGCGATGATGGGCTGCTTGGGCGCGCTTTTTCGCCCGATGTTTACCGCAGTTGGATGAACCCAGTCCGCACCGGGACCACGATGAGCTACAACGGGGGCACTGTGGTCGTTCAGCAGCCGCTACTGGCCACCATCACGTTTTCCATCCGGCAGGGCGCGACGGCGCTCGTTATCACGGAGACCGACAACGATTTCGCCGTGGGCGACTTGATCGCCGTTGGCACCTCAGGAGCGCCAGGAATCTACCGCGTCTCCAGCGTCTCCGACACCGTGACCTTTGAGGTGGATCTCCCGTATTTCGACGACAGCGGAGATCCGCTCGGGGGGCTATACATCTTCGAGCCATCGCACTTTTGCTGGGGCGTCTGGTATTCCAGCACCCGAGCCTACCTCACGCGCATCACGGATCTCTCCATCCAGCTCGTGACGAGTGACACCGTTTCCTCCACGGCGACTTTGGCCGGCGCGATTGATCTGCAAACCGGGGCATCCGTGACACCGGATTCCAACGTCACGCCCTACGATGCTTACGTGGGCGCAACGCCGTGTCTCATCCGCCGCTATTTCACCGCCAAGAGCCCGGGAACCGATAAGCAGAATACCGAGTTCTGGACGACGATCGTCAATGTGGATGGCGACGTGCAAAAGCTCTACGTGGCCTACTACTACGCGTACCAAGGCACGCAGGCCGAGTCCGTTCGCGGCACGCTGGAGCAGGACACGATTAACGCCGACATCACCGCACCCGTCTACTTCGACAAAACCCCCCCGAGCGATCTCAGTCGCAGCTTTGGCTACGAGGCCTACGAGTGCGGGTATCAGTCCGTCCAGTTCATGGACTTCACCATCAAGGCATCGAAGGCATGAACCCCCGCGGACTCAATACCAAGAAGAGCACGACGACGCAGAGCGGGCAGGATCTCTACGTGGCCGTCCGCAAGATCCTGTACGATATCGACGCCCAAAGCCAGCGCTCGACGCAGCAGCAGGGCATCACGAATCAGCGCCCAACGGGCACGAAGGACGGGGACACCACGACGCGCCTCACTCCAGGCGGCAATGTGGCGCTCGCGGTCTACGACGCCAAAAACAATTACGTCGAGGCCACGATCCCGCCCGGGCTCGCAGACGACCTAGCGCACCTCCTGAAATTCCAGACCGGAACCGCGGACCCAGGCGTAGCCAATTTCCCGCTCGATGGCGATTGGGGCTGGTACTACAACACAACTACCAGCAAGTTGTGGGTGCCGCGCAATTACAACGGCGTGTTGATCTATCCCGATTTCGTCAGCGTCAGCGGAACGATCTCGGATACGCAGCACGGCAGCCGAGCGGGCGGAAACCTGCACCCGAACGCCACCACCAGTGTCGCGGGCTTCGAGTCGGCGGCGGACAAGACCAACCTCGACGCCAATACGGCAGACCTGGCGGCGGCGACCTCGGCGGCTACCGCTAATCAATTGGTGCGCAGGAACGGAACGGCCGGGGCGAGCTTTGGCGGCACGCTGGCGGCGGCGGCGATAACCGCCAGCGGTTCGGTAAATATCAGCGGGGGCGCGACAACGGTTGGATCGAATGGAGATACGATAGCAAGTATCCAATTTGGATTAGCGACCTTGGTTTTGGGCACCGTCACCGTGGCGAATACGTCCGTCACAAATAATACCCTTATCTGGGTCAATAGATATTCCGAGCCAGGGAGCCATCACTACGGACCCAGCTACAGTGTATTCAGGGCGAATGGCTCATCATTTACAATTACCGCGATGCGCCCAGCGGGCGGAACGGAAACTGACGATATTAGCACCGTGGCGTGGCTGATGATCAACTTCTAGACAATCCGAACTTAACCCGTTAAACTCTCCGAACCATGACGCCGACCGCGTTTCCATCGTACCTCACGAGCCAGCCGCAGACCGGCCAGCTCCAGAGCCTCTATCGGCAAGCGCCTGCCGCATTCGACACCAGCGGCTACGAGAACAGCGTCCGAAACATGGCCGCGATGAACCTCGCGCAGGGGCGATCCATGGCGTCCAACGACGTGCGCGCGGCGGAGAACCGGGCCTTTCGCGGTGGCGGCAAAGTCGCGGCGAGCTTCGCAGGCGCGCAGTCCATGCTCCCCTACCTTCAGGAGAACGAGCAGCAGATGGCCAGCCTTGCGGACTACAAGCTTCGCGCGGCGCAGTCCCGGCTTCAGGCTCAAGCCGGGCTCGCGGATTCCATCGCCGGTTACGGCCTGCGGGGCGCCGGAATGCTCGCCGACTACGATCAAGCGTCACAGAACCGGCTGCAACAGGGCGGCCAGTTCGACAAGAATCTCGCCCAACAGGCGGCTCAGTTCAACGCCCAGCAGGCGCTCCGGCTGCGCCAACAGGACTTTTCCGAACGGCAATACAGCGACATGCTGGGCTTGCGCACGAGCCAGCGATACGGCGGGGGCTATGGGGGTGGCGGAAGCTCGCTCCCGTCGTGGGCGAACGTCGCGGCCATCATGGGCGCGCAGAATGCGGCCCTCGGGCAGGGGCGCGCGGCCAACTTCTGGCAGCAGACCGGGGCGGCGGCACGCGGTGGCGGCTTCGAAAACACGCCAGTCTTCGGAACGGGATCAACTGGCGGGTACAGCAACACCATTACCGGAGCTTACTAACCTATGTACGGCGACGATTTCGAATTTCAGAACGCATGGAACAATCACGCGGCTGACTACAACGCCGCCGTATTGCGTGACCGATACGCCGAGCCGGACGCTGATCCGCGCATGATGGCCGCGCAGTCGCTCGCGCAGCGCTACGCGCCCAAGCCGCCGAGCTACGCGAACGTCAACGGACATTACTTCATCAACGGCGAACCGTTCCAAGCTCCGCAGGGATTCGAGGGACCGGATGCCGAGGCGGCAGCGCAACACCAATTCGCGCAGGCCCGGCAGCAGGCTGCGCAGAGCATGATCGCCCGTCGGTCCGGGGACTACTCGGCAGGCACCGCAGGGCGCACGCTTTTGACCGACCCGCAGTTTATGCGCATGGCGCAGCCGGATCAGGATGCGGTGTATCAGCGCGCGTACGGCAACACGCTCGCGGAGGACATCCATGCCGACCATCTTGGCGGCGCTCACACGATCGCCGATGTCCGCAGGCTCAACCAGCTCCCGCAGATCCAAAAGACCAATGCCGATTGGCTGAACAACTTCGGATCGCAGTACGGCTCTCACGCGGGGCTTTTAGTGTCGGGATACAATGACCAGACCGGCGTTTCCCATCTCCCGGGCGCATGGGTCATGGAGCGCGATCCGATCACTGGAACCGAGTCGCCTGTGCAGAAGCCGGGCATGGATATTCCGATTGATGCGCGCGACATCCTGGAGGCCCGTCGCAGGATGGCGCTTAACCGCGGGGATGAGTTTTACGCGCCGCCTGCGCCAATGCCGCAGCAACCTGATCCATTCTCGTTTCATGGAATGGCACAGAAGTTCGGCTTTGCGCCTCCGGCGAGAGACCCAGTGCGCGACGCGAAATTCCAACAGGCGGCGATCAAGTCGCAGGACGCCCTGCGCCGGAATGGCGAAGTGGTTTCGCCGGATCAACTGCCATCCGTCATGGAGCTGGCCACCAGCTTTGCCAACGGCAAGCAATTCACGGAGGAGCAGCTCGTGGCGGCGGCGCGCATGATCAACAGGTCAGCGCAGACCAACGCCATGGCTGGCGGAATTGGTGGTATTACCCAGCAAGCGCTTCGCAATCAACGTGCGCAAGGCGTTCAGGATCTCGCGAATCATTCCATTTTTGGAGGAACGGAAACCGTCCCTGATTCCGGGGGTTGGGCCTTCTAAGCTATGCTCGATTCCAGCGACTGGGATTATTATCATTCGGTCATCGCGCCACAGCCGGTGGCGACACCGCCAGCACCGCAAGGCTGGGGAGAGTTCCTGCGCAATTCGGCTACGCATTTCACGCCCAATGTGGCCCGCTCGTTCACGGGAACATTTGGAGCCCTGGCGGATGCCACATCTGGCGGCGCTCCCGAGTTGCAGTATTTCGATCGTGAACGGCAGCAGCAAGAGGATGCCGCCGATACCACGATGCCGAAAGCGCCTCCAGGGTTTTGGGGTTCGGCTGCCGATGTGGTGCTGAATAAGATCACTCCTGAGCTTCCAGTATTAGCCGCCACCGCAGGCGCTGGAGCTTCCGCTGCTGGCGCTCTCGGGGCTGGCGCTCGTCTCGCCCCCGTCATTGGGGATGTTGCCGCTGGCGCCGCATCCGGTTTGCGCAACAGCCCTGAAGAAGCCGCAATTCAAGGCGGAGAATTTGGAGCCATGGGCGCCATCGGAGCCGTGCTGCCGCGTAGGTGGTCTCCGCTATTCCGCGCCGCCGCCGAGGGGCTATCTGGCGCCGCGATCAATCTTGGCGATCAAGCGCTTCGAGGGAATGAACCATTCAGCAGGGAGGGACTGGCAAACGCTGGCGCACAGGCGGCGCTGCCGTTAGTGATGCAGGGAGGGCGCAGTTTGCTGCGTCGCGCAGAGCCATCCATGGCGCCTACAGCCACCAACGCGCCAGCATCCACGACGCCCACTCTGCCGGCCGACTGGAAACTGCGCAGCGTTACCGAGACGCCAGAGGGTCGCTACGAGCACGTATTCGACACTCCGCAGGGAGAACAACGCGTCACGCACGAGTCGCCACTTGGCGAAGTGTCAGACCCCAGCTTCCAGATGGTGGGCAATCCGTACGGCATCGAACGCCCATCGCCACGCCGTAAGCTACTTCAGCAATTCAACGCCGAGACTGGTCCCGAATCCACCATTGAAGGGCAATTCACGGTTGAGCCCGTGCCGCCTCGGCGGCTCATGGCTCCCGAGAATACTAATCGCGGCACCGCCGTTCCGGGCACGCCGCAATTGGAGGGACGCCCATTTATTCCAGGCGAAGCAGGTTTCACAATGGGCGAAGGCCGAGAGCCATTCACGCCCACTCCTGATGTCATCATCAACCAGGGGCGCAAGCTGCTCAGAAATTCGCAACCAGCGATAGAAGGAGGTGAACCCACGATTTCCGTCGAGCCGAACGGCGCGGAGTCTGCGAGTGCCACGACGGAGGCCCCGCAGGCTCCCGCCAAACGGCTGCGTCCGCTGCGCAAAGGCAAGTCCGGCGAGGTGTCGCAGCCGCTCCTGCAATCGCTCGCAGGTGGAGCGCTGGGCGCGGGAGTTGGCTACGCGCTTCCGGGCACGGACGAGGAGAAGCGGAACCGCGCTATCATGATGGGCGTCCTTGGCGCAGGGGCGGCTGGTGGCCGCAGGCTGTTTCGCGATCTGAGTGGCGCTGAGGGCGAGCGGCTGGCGCGCCAACAACTGACCGGCATCGGCGAAGGCAAGACAACCAAGGGCTTTCTCCGCCGCGTGGGCGAGCAGTATCTGAACGTTGGCAAGTCCGAGGCGCTGAAGACCGCGCAGGAACAGGCACGCGGGACCGTTTCGAACATCGAAAGCAAAGTGGCCGGAGACTTGCGCACGGCACTCCCAGCCCTTCAGGAGTTGACGCCGCCCCAGCGAGATGCCCTCAAGATTTTCATGGGCAGCGATCGAGGCGCGGGAGCGCAGGCATTGCTTGCCACCGCTGGACTTCCGAAAGAGGTCTCTGATTTCGTCACCAATATCACGTCCAACAAAGCCGAGCTTCAGCGCATCGTGGGCGAAGCGCAATCCGATCCCGAGAAGAAAAAGCTGATTCAAGACACCCTCGGCAACTACGTCACCGAGCCGTACCGGGCGTACGTGAACCCGAAGGAATGGCAGAAACGGGGCGTTGATCCAGCGCTCGTGGATCAAGTGGTGGCCGAGAACCAGAAGCTGCCGCAATACGCCGGGATGACCCCCGAGAAAATTCGTGCAGACGTAGAGGATTGGATCAAAAATGATGTAACGAATTTCGGCGGTGACTTCGACCGCTTCGCCAACGAGGGAACGAGCCGGATGAGCAAGAGCCTGTTCACGGAACGCAAGGCGCTGCGTCCTTCCGTCCGCAAGATCCTTGGTCACATTGAAGACCCCATCGAGCGCGAAGTCCTGACGGTCGCCAAGCTGGCCAAGAGCGCGAATACCGCGAAGCTCGTGGGCGAGCTGACGCAGCCGCACGCTGTGGACGAATCCGGGCGCAGGCTGACGATGACGAAGGCGGACTGGCAGACCGCTATCGATGCGGCCAAGGCTGGCGGCAAAGCGGATGAGGCAGCATTCCTGCAAAGCAACTACGAGCCGGTTCCGAACACCCTCCCGGGCCTCGGCAAGCTCTCGCAGGAGCCGGGCGGCATGATGGCGCAGCGGCAGGTCATGGACGCGCTGCAAATTGGGCCGGGCCATCAAACGCTGAGCTGGGAGACGGGCCTATTCCCGATGCTCAACCGGATCGCGAAGGCATCGCACACGCTCTACAACCCATCGACGCACATTCACAACGTCGTGCAGGCGCCGCTTCAGGCCATTGCCGCTGGCATAAACCCGCTGACGTTTGTTGGACAGGTGCGCCGCTTCTTCGCGGACCCTAAGCGCCTTGAGTGGGCTAAGCAGGACGGCGTTCTTGATGCGCATTTGGGCGCGGGTGAGTTTCGCCGCGCTGCCGATAATTTCGAGAAGCTGATGACCCCGGAAACGTGGTCAAACCTTCCAGGGCGCGCTATCTCTGGGGTTCATGAAGCCGTGAAGGGCCTGTACGGAAAGCCAGACCAATGGGCACGCGGGGCGGCGTATAACAAGTTCATCGATGAGGGCCTAAACAAGGGCATGGGAGAGGCTGCGGCCCGGCGCTACGCCGTCGAGATGACGAACCGATACACCCAGAACTACAGCAACGTGGCGTCTGGTGTCGGGCTCCTGCGCAACGTCCCGCTCGTCAATCCATTCATCAGCTACAGCGCGGAGATGCTGCGCGTAATCAAGAACCTCGCGAGCGACGTAGTGACGAACGCCAACGGGCGCCGCTGGGCATCGGCTGCCGCGCTGACGACGTATCTCGGGCTCGGCTCTGGAATCGCCGCGCTGGTCAACAGCGCGCGCAGCACCGAGGACAAGGAAAAGCTTCAGTCCCTTATTCCACTCCTGCCGCCTTACATGCGGAGCCGCACGCAGTTCATGGTCGGAAATCCGAAGGGCGGGAATACGAACCTTTTCAACGCCAATCCATGGCTCCCCGCCGAGGACTTCATCCAGACGGCGAAGAACATCGCAAATGGTGACTGGGACGCGCTCGCCGACACGAACCCCGTTGCGGGACTCGAGCGCAACCCGCTGCTCAACGTCTACACCGAGACCTCCACTGGCAAGGACACCGCCACTGGGCAGCCAACAAGCTTCCTGCAAAGCATGCGCCAGAACATGCTCCCAGGCTGGGTCCCGGGCAACTACACCGCTGACAAGCTGGTGAAGGGATTCACGCGCAACGCCGAAGGCGAGCTGGGTGTGACGGATGCGAGCGGCCGGCGCGAGACTCCTCTGTCCGCTGTGGGCAGCCTGTTCGGCGTGAGCGTGGCGCAGATGAACCCGCGAAAGCTGCTTCAGCGCCAGCAGATGGAGCAGAAGGATCAACTGGACGCAGCGCAGTCGAATCTACGGCGCATCCTGCGCAGCGACGTGAACGATGCGGCCAAGGAAGAGGCGCGTCAGGAGTTCGTGGAGACGCGGCGGCGGCTGCTTCAGCGCAAGTAGCGCTTGATTCCGGTCACAGTTTTCAAGGACTGCGACCGACTAAACACAAAAAATCCCAGCTTGTCCGAGTTGTCGAACGTGCCACTAGATGGAGAGTATTCGGCTGCTCCGCCCGTTAGTGGCGTGTCTTTAGAAACAACCGAAACACCCTTTCGGACGTACTTTCGGAAATAGGAATCATTTCCATTTGTGACCTGTATCACAAGGATTGCGGGGCTCACGAAGACGACCCAAACGCCGTCATTCGAGCCGAGGACATCCGATTTAATGAGCTTGCCTGTATTCGTATACCACAGCACTTGGGAGCCGATGAACTGCAAGCCGGCATCTTGGTAGCCAATGATGGCGGCCATTGTCCCAATGGCATCGGTCTTGCCGCCAGCCTCATAGCTTTTTTCAAACGAGATGCCAGGATCGGGCACAGCGTTCTCCCATTTGATCGTTTGGCCACAGCACGCGCACGCCATCAGCATCAGGCAGAGGAGGGTTTTCATGGGCGGAAGTTTACTTGCGGGTGTGTAGATTGTCCCTTGGAACTGTTTGGAACTTTTCGGCACGACAACAGGGACGAAAGATGGGAGTTGCACCCAAAAATTCCTCTTTTGGTGTAAATGATACACACGATAGGACTGTAAGCTACATCACGGCACCGGGTTTTAGAGGGGAGGCAGTGGAACTTTTGGAACTTCTTCGGGTCGGATACCGAACCATGATACCCCGTCTTCTTCGTGCTTTAGGTCCAAGTAGTGACGATGAACCATCGCGGCGGAATTGCCCATCTCCAGCGTCAGCTCCGGCATGTTTTTGCGAACTGCCAGACGATAGCTCGCGAAGCTGTGCCGGAGGGCGTCCTTTCGCCACGTAACCCCGGAATCCTTTACCCATCGGGCGCGCGGCTTGTCGGTTGCCCGAGCTGGCACGACGAATCCTTTCTCCGATTTCCAATCGGACAGAAACGCGCGCGCGGCATCTGTTAGCGGGGCAAATCTGCGGCGCCGATCCTTTGCAACGCCGGCCGGAACATCCACGATGCCCTTGTTCCAGTTTATATTCTGCCACTGAAGCCCGGGCTTGTAGCCCTTGTGTCGGGGGTTCGGCTGAATCTCCTCGGGCCTGAGCCCGCAGAAGGCACCTAGGACAATGAGCGGCAACCACTCCTTTTCCACGACCGCCAAGAGCCGCAAAAGCTCTTCCTTGCTGTAGGTGTGAACTGTAAGCGAAACCTTGCGCAGTTCCATGGTTTCAACGCTCGTCAGGGTCGCTGGCAGGTATCCCTCACGCCGGGCAAAGCGCCACATCCCGACGATTGCGTTGCGCATGTTATTCCATCGGCGCGGGGAAGGGGAGCGCTCATCCAAAAAGGCGGCCACCTGCTCGCGTTTTACGTGGGCGATATTGCCCGTGAATCGTTCCGCAAACGGCCGGAGGGTGCTTTCAAGCTCCGAGATGGTTGGGGGCGCCAGCCCGGCCCGCTTTTTGATGTCCATGTATTCCTTTTTCACCTTCGGAATCTCAGCGCCCAAAGCCTGCTCGGAGCGCCACCGAAGGAAGGATAAAAACAGATCATCGTCGATTAGGCTCCGGTCCAGCGTGCCACCCCTGGCCGCCTTCAGAATCTCCAAGGCGCGCTCGCATGCTTCATCCTGGCTGTGGAGGCGGACCTTTATCCGGTCGTTGTCTGGATTCTTGTAATCGAAGCCAAATCTACCGTCAGCATACCTCTGGACCTCGAAGAAAATCGGCCCGAAACGAACGGTCTTTTTCTCAGGCATTGTGAACAACTTTGCGGCCAGCGCATCACGGTGCAGCAGGGCACCCTATAGACGCATCCAGCGGGTCAGGATAAAGTCTGAACATGGTAAAAATTCACGGCGTTTTAGGGGTATTTCCTGATTGCTCATCGCCCCCGGTTTTGATTGCCTCTTCTTGTTCTCCTCTCGCCAATTCGATTATCTTATCCACAGATAAGCCTTGGGCGCGGAGATCGTTCAGCAAAGCGTATTCTACGTATGCATTACGATTTCCAAAAAGCTTCTCTCCTAGAAACGTCGCCGCCTTCATCAGGCCAGCAGACAGGGAGATATTTGTTCGAAGCTTCGGCGGGTGCGGGGTCTTCCGACCGCGTTTTTGGTGTGTCATGCGTGTAACTTATACACACGATTAATCTGATGAAAAGCGAAAAATCGGAAACGAAAGGATTTCATTTGCCATAATGATGTGTAAGCAATACACCTATGAAACACAAAACGGACACCACCTCAACCCCGAGCCAATATGAGTAAGACCCAATCCAGAGTTCCGAAATTCAAGACCCCGAAGGGGCGCACTAATATTACGTTGCGTAACCCCTGCATCCTTACGGCGCATCAGGCGGCCGTGAAGCTCGGGCTCATTCGGCAGCACTCCACCAGCGAGTGGATTGAGGAGGTGATGAAGCGCTGCGTGCGTGACCTCTCGCCAAAGCTCAAGCGTGAGTTGTTCAAGCTGGCGCCTGAGCTGCACGACGAGATCCGCGAGGGCATCGCGATCGCCAACACCAAATAAACCACCGCCATGGGCTCCCTTGTCTCCGAATCAATCCCGCCTCACCGATTGACCAAGTGGGGCAAGCCCGCGAGGGCTGAATACCGAAAGATAAAGCGGGGCGGGATTATGCGGGACGAGCACCGGCTGGTGATGGAGCAGAAACTCGGGCGCCGACTCTTGCGAGAGGAAGTCGTCCACCACATCAACGGCGATAAATACGACAACCGGCCCGAGAATCTTCAGGTGATGCACTTGGCGGAACACACGCGGATGCATCAACAGGGCCAGAACAGCAGCACGGCGAAGCTGACGGATTCCGATGTGATTTTCATCCGAAGCAGCACCGAGCCGAACGCCAACCTCGCTGGTCGATTCGGCGTCAGTCACGCGACGATCTCAGGAATCCGCCGAGGACTCACCTGGAAACACCTCCTCTAACCCTCACCGAAACGCGAACATGCCCACGCCCGAACAAAAACGCCAAGCCGCCGCCATCTTCACCGCCGCCAGTGAGGGGAAGGTGATTGAGCGATGCATCGGAATCGACGAATGGAAAGAAGTCGATCCGTTCCACGAAGCAGTTCGCTACTTTGTGCATCAGCATCCCAGTCTCTTCCGCATCGCTCCCGACCCCATCGCACCGGGACACAACCCGGCAGGCGTGAAAGTCTCCCAAGTCGGGGAAGGATGGCGGCTGCTGAACGAAGCCGAGATCATCAACACTCGAAAGAGTGCTAAGGCCGAGATTCAAAGTTGGGGAGGATATGACGAAAATGACCCTCGCTGGGAAGGCGAACCCCGTTTCGGGAACTCGGAAACCATCACCTACCGCACCCGCCTCAGCGTCGAAGCCCTCGCCGCGCTGGACAAGCCCGAGGAAAAGAAACTGCCCGAGGACTGGTCGCGAGAACTGAACATCACCGTTCGCGATCCGGACGGCTGGGATCGTAAGAACTTCGAGACTGATTGGATGATTCCGCTGACTCGCGCGGAGTTCAACGCCAAGGCATCGCGCTCGACATGCCAGCGGGGGCATTACGTCCCCTCGCGCTTCGCCAAGCCCGCATGGCGTCTCCCCGACCCGCCAGCGGGGAAGCGGTGGCATCGGGAGGGAGACTGGAAGGAGGAGTATCTTCCCTTTGGATACCGACCCTTCTTGCAAGGGGAAAAGGTGCAACAGGGCGATGAAAGATACGATATTGCAGACGGAAATTGGACGACTTGGCAAAAAGAGTGGGGTAGCACGCCTATCAACGCCGATTATCAGGCACTTTTCAGGACCACTCGTCCCCTCCCCGTCTTCAACCCCCGCGACCTCCCCGGCTTCCGTCCGCTGCTCCCGACCGAGCAGAACCATCGCGACGACTTCACCGAGGCCGACTTGCCGGAGGGGTGGAGGCCGTTGCTGAAGGGGGAACCTCAGCGTCGTGGAGACGAATGGGAACTTAATGGAGTGTGGAATACTGTTGTCTCGAAAGACTATGGCGATATTTCCCGCGAGCATTGCTGTAAACGACGTTCGCGCCGCCCGCTCCCCTCCGTTCCGCGCACGAGGCCGTGGAGCAAGCCGGAGGACGTTCCGGTAAACTTCTGGGTCCGCCACATTAGCGCGGACGGTGTGATGTATGCACCGGTCAATATTCATCAGTCTGGAATCCAGATTTACTGGGAAAGGGATACTCACCGTATCCCGTGGGCGACACTCGCTGAGTTCTACGAATACTCCCTCGACCGGAAGACCTGGCAGAAATGCGAGGTGGTCGAATGAGCGCCGCCGCCCGCAAACAAAAGCGCGAGACCCGCGCAGCCTTCGCGAACACCTGGCGCGCCATGCAGCGCAATCTCGGGCTGCTGGGCGCGATCCTCCTCAACATGAACCGCAAGGCGCAGGCCGAGCGCGTTCGCTGCAATGCCGAGAGGCTGAAGCAATACGAAAAGACCTGCGTCCACGCCGTCATCCAGGCGGATCTGTGCGCGAGGAATAAGAAACTCTGAACCATGAAACTCCAAAATCCCTTCGCCTTTCTCAAGGCGATCTTCACCCGACCGAAACAGGAACCGAAAGAGCCGGAGCCGCCAACGCATCTGTCTCCGCTGCGAAAGAACCCGATGCGCGGCATTGCCTGCAATGGCCCGAAGGCCGTCTACAGCCGCCATATCGACGGCCCACGCGATCATCGCGCCGCCTACTCTGGTCCCCGTGTCGCCTTTGAGGCTGCGCTTACGGGGAAGGCCCAGCGTCGCTTTCGCGATACCAATCCAACCCCGGCCACGTTCCTTTCGTGAACTACATCCTCACCATCTCCACCCTTCTCTTCGCCGCCCTCTGGCTGAAAGAGCGCATCCAGCGCGGAACCGCGAACAAGCTCGGCGTCATCTGGAAGCAACGCTGGAGCGATGAACGCGAGGCTAAGAAGGCTATGAGTGCGCAACTGGCTTTGCTGGCCCGGCGCATCGAGCGGATGACCATCAAGGACTTTGAGACGAACGCACCACTTTTCGTCCTGCCGGCCGACCGCAACCCGCAGCCGCAGCTTTCGACGCTGCGCCCGAACTGAAACCCCCAACGCCAGCGGCCAAAGCGCGACGGTCTGGCGAGCGATTTAACCAACTCCGAATTATGCCCGATTCTCAAACTGTCTCCCGTCAGCGGCTCTTTCAAATCCAGCATGTGAACCAGGGCCTTTGCGGCGCCTGCTCTGAACCTCTGTTTTTTGCTGGGAAGTGCGTGGCCCACTACAAGGAGCAACTGGAGAAGATTCGGCGGCGCGTCGGCGTGCGTCGTGCGTCGGAGGGCGCGCTGGGTTACCTGCTTCTTGCCCAGCTTGAGGGGAAGCCGCTTGGCCTCAATGCGCTTTCTCAAATGATCCGCGAGCATCGCGCGGAAAATCTGATGAAGCTGAAAGACTTTTCAGAAGCGGTCGGCATCTCCGCTTCTGACATTAACGATTACGAGGCTGGGCTTCCTCGGCTCCGCGCAGATCATGCGCTCCGACTGGCGAACTATTTCGAAGTCCCAGAGTCCGAAATTGAGGCTGCCGCCAAGCGGGTGCTTCCACTCCACCAGGAGGCCGCTACCGCCCCATGACCTACCCCGAGCCAATCGTCTGGATCGTCGCTGCGGGCTCGTTCGCGGGCGGGATCGCGGCGGAGCGGATTGGTCGATTCCTTCGCAAATTTGTAAGCCGTGAGAGCACGGGGAGGCGTGGTTCGCCGCGCCGAGTCAGCGGTGTGCATTCCGCTGGCGTCTCATTGGCGGCTGCGCTGGCCAGCCGTCCCAATCCACGGACGCCCAGCAATCCTTTTTCTGAGTAACCGACCCATCACCGACACCATGAACACACCACAGACCAATCCAAATCTCCAGAAGGACACCGATCAGATCGCGCATGCCGCACAGCGGCTGCAAGTCTTCTGCGACCGCCTGTGCGCGGCGCGGGCAACGCTTCCGGCATACATGTATGTGCATGCCCGGCAGGCTGAGATCGTATTTACTCGCCCTGCCCTTCCTCGGCTGTGTCAACTTTTCGGAAAGGAGGGCTGGAACCGCGAAGCCTCGGGGCCGACGCACTTCGATTGGGTCAAACGTACCGAGGAAGGCGTTCGGCTGCGCATCAGTGAATGTGAAGAGGTTGCGTCCTCTCAATCTGAAGTCCCCGCCGCTGCCGTCGAGGCCGCCACCAAAGCCGCCTAGCCATGACCGACAACCTCAAAGCCGGACTCGCGATCGTCGGCACGCTCTCGGTCGTCGGGCTCGCGTGGGTCCTGAAGCGCAAATCCAAACGGAAATAGCCATGAGCCTCGAAGACCTGATTATCGAATTGGAAAAGCATCGCACAAAGCAAGGCGGAGAAATCCCCGTGCGCATGATGGAGAAACAGCCTCCAGGTGAAATGCCCAAGCCGCCCTTGGAAATCGAAGGCATGAGAATCGTCACGCCCCGCATCGGCACCCGCTACGTCCTCCTCGAACGCGAATAGTTTATGGCCTACGAACAAAAACCAAATTCCGGCTCCTTGTGGCAGAACGACAAGAAGACCGAAGACAAGCACCCCGACCGCACCGGCACGATCATGCTGGAGTGCCCTGCGTGCCAGGCGCAGTGGGAAGCTTTCCTCGACGGGTGGCTGAAGAAGACGGGCGCCGGCAAACAATTCCTCAGCGTCCGCGTGAAGGCCAAGACCAAGAAGGGCGGACAGCACTCCGAATCCCAACAGCAACAGCAACCCCGCCGAAGCACCACCGACTTTTAAACATGGACTCCCAACTCGCTACCACATCCGCGCCCGTACAGCTCCGCTCGCTCGCCGACATGGCGCAGTTCGCGCAAACCATTCACGCCTCGCAGCTCGCGCCAAAGGACCTGAAGTCGCCCGAGGCGATCATGGTGGCGATGCAATACGGTATGGAGCTTGGGCTGTCGCCCATGCAGGCCCTTCAATCGGTCGCCGTCATCAACAACCGTCCTGTGATTTGGGGCGATGGTGCGCTGGCCGTCGTCAAAGCGCATCCCGAATGCGAGGATGTGATCGAAACCTTTGAGGACAGCGAAGACGAGGAAAAGAAGCTCGCCCGCTGTGTGGTGAAGCGCACGGGCAAGGAGCCAGTCACGCGCACCTTCAGCGTCAGGGATGCCGTTCGTGCCGGATTGCTGGATGGGCCGGTGTGGAAGAAATATCCGCGGCGCATGATGGCCATGCGGGCGCGCTCCTGGGCGATTCGCGACGCATTTCCCGATGCGCTGAAGGGCGTCGGAGTTCGCGAGGAAGTGGAGGATTACACGCCCACCAAAGCCGCCAACGCCCGCGAAGTGACTGGCATCAAATTCGCCGACACGTTGCCGGAGCCCGCTGCCGTCCCGGCGCTGCCGGAACGTGAGCCGAGCGACAACGACCTGGACAAAGCGCCCGAGCAGACCTGGTAACATGAGCGAACACACTGCCATTCAAGAACTGTCGCACGCGCAATACCTCGCGGCGAAAGGCGTCAGCGCCTCCATGCTGAAGGTCATCCGCGAAAGCACGCCGCTGCATTTGTGGTGGCAGATGCAGAACCCACCCGAGCCAACGCCGGCGCAGGAGTTCGGGACGCTCGTCCATGCAGCGATCCTCACGCCCGATTCTCTACTCTTCCACGTCAAGCCCCGTGACTTGGACATGCGGACCAAGGCCGGAAAAGAATGGGCGGCAACGCACCAGGACAAGCCCGCCGTGAGCGCCGATGACGCCGCGAGCATCGACGCCATGAAGACCGCCGTCCACCGGCACAAAACCGCGTCGCGTCTGCTCAAAAACGCCGAATATGAGCGGAGCCTGTTCGTGAACGATTCGCACGGCACCCTGCGCAAGCTGCGCCCCGACGTGCTGCCGAAGGCCGGGAACATCCTGCCCGACCTGAAGACGTGCGAAAGCGCGGCGGATGAAGACTTCGCGCGCTCGATCGCGACCTATGGCTACTTCTGCCAAGCGGCCTACTACATCGACGGCTGCAAGCTGGCCGGGCGTGAGTTTGAAATGTTTGCGTTCATCGCCGTGGAGAAGCGCCCGCCGTACGCAGTGGCCGTCTACACGCTGGACGACACGGCGCTGAGCCTTGGCCGCTCGCTCTACCAGCGCGATCTCACGATTTACCGCGAGTGCTTAGCCTCCAACCACTGGCCCGGGTATTCCGAGGACCCAATGTGGATTGGACTGCCGCCCTGGATGCAAAAGGAGGCCGAAAAAGTCGCGTAAGATTTGTGCGATAGGGGGAAATCCGTCCCGGGGCTGAGGAGTCGAGGAGCCTCGGGACGGAAACCCTGACCGAAACAAGACCATGAAAACCCACGCCACACCCGAACCAAAATTCACCTGCCTGACTCAGGCCCGCGCCACGCGCGACCGGCTCGCCGGAATGCTCTGCGATGACCTTGAGCAAATCGAGGACTCCAAAAAGGCAAAGTCCGTCACCGAATCCATCTGCAATGCGGAGGAGGGATGGTCCGCAAGCCTGACCCACTGGGGCCAGAAGCTTAAAGACCAACTGAACGGCATCTCCCCCGATCACCTCGATTACATCACGAGCCTCCGCGAGTGCATCGCGTGGATCTACGCCGAGGAGCGCCGCCAAGTGGCCGCCGCGAACGCCAAGTAATTTACCCACCAAATGAAACTCACCATCAATCGAACCAAACTCATCGAGTGCGTCACCAAGGCCAGCAAGGTTATCGTTGGCCGACTCTCGCTGCCCGCGCTGCTGTGCGTGCTTCTGGACGCCAAGACGGGCGTGCTTACGGCGACATGCTCGGACCTGGATCGCTATCTTTCCATTCAATCCGAGGCCACCGTGGATACCGAGGGCTCGTGCGCGGTCTCGGCTTCGCGTCTCGGCGCGGCGCTCCAAAAAATGGACTCCCTGGATGTCAACCTCGTGCACGAGAAGGGCAAGCTGACCGTCACCGGCGGCGAGCGTGTGATGAATCTCTTCACGCTCCCGGTTGAAGAATTTCCGAAAATTCCCGCCACTCTTGATGGAGCCGTGGAAATCCCCGCTGGACTGCTGGGTACCACCATCGCCGCTGTAGCTCCATTCGCCAGCAATGACCCTTCCAGGGAGCGGGTTTGCGGCGTCTGCATGCACTATCGCAAAGACCTGAGATCCATGGCTGCTGTGGCGACCACGGGGAAGGTTCTTGGCCTGAAGTTGGTGGAATCAATGCCAAAGCTGCCAGCGGAGGCGATCATTCCAAATGCATCGGTAAAGATTCTGGTGGCGCTGGATGGGGCAGACGCTCCGCAAGACTCGGTGACCTCCTTTGCGATTGGCGAGAGCGGCATTCGTGCGCGTGGTCACGATTGGACGCTTTGCTCGAAGCTGATCGAAGGCGAATACCCCAATTACGCGCCCATCATTCCCGCCGAGGGAAAATTCAACATCACTTTCGCTCGCTCTGAAATGCTCGCAGCGCTCGCTTTCGCTGGCCTGTGCGTCAGTGAAACTGCGCCCTCGGTAAAAGTGGCCGCCAGTGAGAGCGAGATCACCATTTCCAGCAACACTCCCGGCCAGTGTGATGGCGTCGCGCCGGTGGAGAGGCTGGGCAGCAAGAAGGACCGAAAGCCTACCGAGGTTGCGTATGCGCCAGATCAACTTCGTCAGGCCTTGGCTCTGGTCGGCGGCGAAGAGTGCACGATCAACCTTCAGAGCGCTTCCGACCCATGCTTGATCCGAAACGGGGACGCAACCGCGGTCCTGATGCCCTATCGCATCCAATGATCCTCTTCACCATCCCCTGCGTGCCCCCGAAAGTGACGGCGCAGCAAAAGGGCGCGTGCCGCACGCCAATGGGAATCCGCTTCTTCAAAAAGAAGCCCGTGGCGCAGGCCGAGAACTCGCTATTGGCGCTGCTTCAGCCTCACGCGCCCGCCGCTCCGCTCGCCGGTCCGCTGCGCCTCACGGTCGATTGGCGCATGCCGTGGCGGAAGAGTGAGACGAAGCGCAACCGCGCCGCTGGCGCCCGCTGGTGCGACGTGCGCCCTGACTTGAGCAATATGATCAAGCTCCTCGAGGACTGCATGACCACGCTCCGCTTTTGGAACGACGACGCGCAGGTGTGCGACGTGCGGCTGTCGAAGCGGTGGGCGGATAAGCCGGGGATCACGGTGTGTGTTGAAGCTCTCGAAAATCTATGAGCGCCCAATTCACCCACTCTCTGCTCGTTGACCAAGCCGCGCGCTGGCTGGCCCGCAAAGGACACTCGGTGGTCATCACCGAAATGAGCCACGGCGGCGGCGAGACGGCGGACGCCATTGGTTGGCGTGGCGGCATCTCGACGCTGATCGAGTGCAAAGCCAGCCGCGCAGACTTCTTTGCCGACCGGCATAAGATGTTTCGCAGGATGCCAGAGCGGGGAATGGGCGGATGGCGTTACTACTGCGCTCCGGCTGGGCTCCTCAAACCAAGCGAACTGCCCGAGAATTGGGGTCTCCTTGAGTTGGGCGCCACCATCTTGCGCGAGACCGCAAAGCCGCAGTGGATTGGAGAGCATTCAGCCAGCCATGAGGTCGGATTATTAGTGAGCGCCCTGCGCCGCGTAGCGCCGAAGTGCGAAAAGGGCATCAGCGTCAAGGTCTACACGATGGACAGCCTTTGCCGCGCAACGCTCGCCGTCGAACCCATCGAGGATTGGAGCGTATGACCATGCCCCTCCCCACCCACGAGCACGACTCCGAGCTGACGGACTGGCTGACGGTCCGGATTCGGTATGCGGTTGTGCCTGGATCGCCGGGCGCGTGCGGCAGCTTCGGCGAGCCGCTGGAAGAGCCGAGCGAGCCGGACGTTGAACTGCTCGCCGCGACGCTGATCGTCGGCAACACCAAGCTCCCCGTGGATCTCCGCGAGGTCGGCAGACCGCAGATCGAGCGGTGGCGCAGGGAGGTTTTGGAGGCTGGAAAGGAGCTCGCGTGAAACACGTCGTCAATTTCTCCGGCGGGCTCTGCTCCTTTTGGGCGGCTCATCGCGTGGTCGCAGAGCATGGCGCCAAGGACACCGTTTTGCTGTTCGCGGATACGCTCATCGAGGACGAAGAGCTTTACACATTCAACGAGCAAGCCGCGCGTCTCCTCGGCGTTCCGATTACCCGCATCGCCGATGGGCGCACGCCGTGGCAGCTCTTCCGCGAGAAAGGAATCATCGGGAACGCTCGCTTCCCGATTTGCTCCATCTACCTCAAGCGCGAACCGCTGGACCGCTGGCGCCGCGAAAACTGCATGGAGCTTTCCTCGGTGCTCTACATGGGCTTCGACTGGACGGAAGGAAAGCGCCTGGACGATTTGCGGCGCGAGCTGCCCTCTTGGCGGATTGAAGCGCCGATGACCGAGGCCCCGTATTGGGATAAGTGCAAAATGCAGGCCGAGGCGGAGAAGCTGGGGTTGAAGATCCCGCGCCTTTACACGCTTGGCTTTCCGCACAACAACTGCGGAGGTCGATGCGTCCGCGCCGGCATCTCCCATTGGGTGCATCTCTACCACGTGGACGAGCCAGCTTTCGCCGAGTGGGAAGAGGAAGAGCGATTTACGGCTCAACAAATCACAAACGATGGCGGAACGCCCTGGTCGATGTTGAAGGACCGGCGCGGTGGGGTGCATAACAACCTTTACCTCTGGCAACTCCGCCAGCGCATCGAAGCCGGGGAGCTTATGGATAAGCACGACTGGGGAGGCTGTGGCTGCGGAGGAGCGACCCCTCCACCGGCCAAGTGAATTTCAAATACACGAACAAATGAAGACCAAAATTACATTCAAAACGCCAGACGCGCTATTCTACGCAATCCAAGATCTTTCTCCAGACGACCGCGAGTTAGTGGAGCCCATTGCGAAGAAATTCATAAAGTATGGAGAAATCATCACGGTTGAAATTGATACCGAAAAAGAAACCTGCACTGTAGTTCAGCCATGACCCCTCCCTCCGAACTCAAGCGGCTGGCGGAAGGGGCGAGCAAACAATGGTCAAGTGGCGTTTGGCTTGAAACCGATGGCGACGAATGGCGCGCCACTGGCCCGGCTTGCGCCATCGGAGAAGACGAAACCAGCGAACCCGGAGAGCCCGCAGAACAACAGGCACAAAAAGACGCCTCCTACATCGCCGCCGCCGACCCACAGACCATCCTCGGGCTGTTGGCGGAGGTGGATCATCTTACGGACAATCTCGATCTGAACATTGACGAGTTCCAGCGCATCAAAGCTGCGCTCACTGGAAACGATAGTGCGATGGCGAACGAGATTCGTGGTTTATGCGATCGCGCCGAAAAAGTCACCCGCCAACGGGTGCCGGTCATTCAACAACGCGACGATCTGGAAAATGAGGTCCACAAGCTTTGCAGAGAAGTGGACGATAAAGAGGCCGCATACCAGAATGTCAGCGGGCACGTGCAACGCCTTAAAGGTGAACTCTCCGATGCCCGCGCCCGCATCGCCGAACTGGAGAAAGAGGCGGCGGAGATGCGGAAGGACCGGGAGCGGCTGAACCAAGCCATCGACGCCTCCACCCACCCCGCAAAAATCGACAGCCCCGAAGCATGATGTGCTTGACCGAACCATGATCTTTGCCTATTTTCACAGGGTCGCCAGCAGTGGCTTTTGGCCGTGCGACACATCGCTTGCACCGATGCATTTAAATTTCGATTCGCCCGTCGCGGCTCTGGAGTGCAAGACCAGAACGCGGCGGGCTTTCTTTTACACCGAAACATGAAAGGAGCGCATGCGTGAGCTACACCTTTTTGCAGGAGCAGGGGGAGGAATCCTCGGCGGAATGCTTCTCGGACATACCTGCGTCTGTGCTGTGGAAATTGAACCCTACTGCCGAAAAGTGCTCTTGCAGCGGCAACGAGACGGCATCCTCCCAAAGTTTCCCATTTGGGATGATGTTACCACCTTCGACGGCAAGCCGTGGCGCGGGCATGTCGATGTCGTCGCCGGCGGATTTCCGTGCCAAGGAATCAGCCAGGCAAATCCCTTCGCATCCGGACTATCGGACCCCAGGAGCGCACTATGGAGAGAACAGGCCAGAATCGTTCGCGAAGTTCAGCCACGATTTGTTTTTGTGGAAAACTCCCCACGACTCACCTCCCGAGGGCTGTGGCGTGTTTTGTGGGACTTGGCCGAAATGGGGTATGATGCTAGATGGGGAGTGTTTTCAGGCGGAGATGTTGGCGCACGACACCAGCGTGAAAGGCTATGGATACTCGCTGCCAACCATTGGGAAAAACGAGTTCAAGGGGGCGTCGAAGCCGCGCTTTCGCGGTTCACCCCATTTCCGTGGGGCGAAGATGTCAGAGGGATTGAGGCTATGCGAAACCGATCCTCAATACACGCATCCGGACTTTGCAGAGGAAGTAATGGGGTGGCCAACTACGTGGACCGCATCAGCGCCATTGGGAATGGACAAATTCCAAGAGTGGCTGCGCTCGCATGGAGAATTTTACACACCGAACCATGAACCGCCCCAGCCGTAAACCTGCCGAAGAAATGCAATGAGCGCGAGACAGCCCCAGGATGATCCTATCACAGCCCCGACCCTTTCGGGCGCAGAGGCGTGGCTGGACCCGTTTTGGGATGGCGACTCGTGGGATGCCGTGAATATCGAGCACGGGCTGGCAACCATCATTCTCGCGCTCCGCTCCCTCCCGTATCCCGAATATCTACGCACGAATCATTGGGCCGC